CAGCCTGCCGTCCTGGCGTCCAGCCTGCCGTCCTGGCGTCCAGCCTGCCGTCCTGGCGTCCAGCCTGCCGTCCTGGCGTCCAGCCTGCCGTCCTGGCGTCCAGCCTGCCGTCCTGGCGTCCAGCCTGCCGTCCTGGCGTCCAGCCTGGCGTCCTGGCGTCCAGCCTGCCGTCCAGCCTGCCACCGTCGGCAAGATGACCATAGTCAATTGTTGGCATTCTCTCGGATCCGCAGACCCTACGTTTCACGAGGTTTCCCGCTTGCCTAGATTCCGATCAGCTATGCCACCCTATAAGGCACATGCCCCTCTACCAGGGGGGTATGGGGGGTCCGGAACTAAGGAGGGTCCCTCGTCGGGCCGGCGGAAGCTGCCTCCCAAATAATTTTTCCATTTTCACTGGCTCTGCCCTTGATCGGCTTTTTCGTCGGCTTTTTCGTCGGCTTTTCCAGGGACTTCGTTTACGTTTGCATACAGGCTTCTCTCCCACAGGAACATCTTTCTTCTCCCCGCAGTTTCCTTCTCCTCCACTACACACAGAGGATTCCTTTCCTACCAGAGGCTTTCTCCTTTCCTGCTAGTTCCGCTTGTGTTCCTTTCCTTCTTCCATGGGGTTTCCTTCCTTTTGCTACTTCCTTTTTCCTGGGACTCCTGCTTATCCATTTGCTTTCTGGTTTCTGGTTTTTCTGCATTTGATTTTTAGAAAATTGGGGTTTTTCGTGGCTATTTTGGTGAAGTGCTTTTTGTGGTATTGCTTATTTCCTGATTTTGTGGTAGGATAGTTGGTGGAAGTTAGGAGTGAATGCTTCGATTCAGTTGGAGACTACGAAAGAGGAGAGAACCGTGAAGTGATTGTTTTTGCGTGCTGCATTGTTTTGGGGCTCCCGTCGAGACTCTGTGGGGGATTTTCGGCGGGAGTTTTTTATGCGCTTGTGTGAAAGGTTGATTTGTTCCTGGATTTCTGCTATACTGGTTGGTGGGACAAAGCTTTACTATTGTGGGAGGACTAGGAAAGATGGTTAGAACAGCTATTTTCACTCGCTGGCTCGTGAAGACGGATCTTCCTTTTTTGGGAAGGATCGACAAAGAGGTTTTTTCCGATCCTTGGAGCATGAAGGATTTTTTCAAGGTTCTTAGAGTTCCTTCCATGAGGATTCAGGTCGTTGGTATAGAGCATAGAAGAGAGCAGGAGTTGGTTGGGTACATCGTCTATCGTTTCCGGAAGAAGCTGTTTGTGGTTTATCGGGTGGCTGCGATTAGGCAGCGGGAAGGTTTTGGCGGGCTGTTGCTGGATTGTGTAAAAAAGAAGCTTTCCAGGGAGAGGCGGGATAGAATTGAGGTAAATGTTCCCGAAGAGAATTTGGGAGCGCAGCTGTTCTTCCGCGAGTCGGGTTTTCGCTGGGTGCGGACGGATTGCTTTGAGGGGATGGATTACTACAACATGATCTACTCTTTGCCAAGTTTTGTTGAGCAGAAGAGGTTCGGTTTTCTGGAAACCAATGGGAAAAGAAGGTGAGCCAGATGGCTAAGAGCAAACAACTCACAAACCGTAAATCCAAACCCATTGCTCCCAATCTTCGCCGCGCGGTGGGGTTGGAAAGAGAACGGATGGTTCGTAATTTGCTGGTTAAGGATAGCCTCGATCTCGAAGAAATTGCTGCCGTGATGGATCTTCCTATCAAGCAGGTAAGGAAGATCTACAAGACGATTTGCGACAAGTGGGAAGCTTCCGAAGCCTACTCGGGAAAGAAGGCTCTCATTCGCCGTCTGGAGCAGCTTGAGGATATTCGCAGGGAAAGCCTCAAGGGATGGGAGAGGAGTACCGAGGACGACGTGGAGGAGATTAGTACTACCAAACAGGAGAAGTGTCCTTCCTGTAAAGGGAAGGGCGAGGATAAGGAGGGAAATTTTTGCGAACGTTGTGACGGCGAGGGTTTTCTTGAACTGAAGGTCAAGACCAAGAAGGTTCGAGGGCAGGCGGGCAATCCGAGCTTCATCAAGGAAATGCGGGAAGCCGTCAAGCTGTCGTCGGTTTTGGAAGGACATTCTCCAACGAAGAAAGTTGAACATAGCCATTCGGGACAGATCGCCCACGCTCATGCTCACATCGAGATTTCGGACGATAACAAATTCAAGGATGCTCCTCCCGAGTTGATTTTGGAATACAAATCTTTGATGAGCAAGTTTGATGATTCCAAGAAGGAGGGTGATGGGGAAGTAATCGATGTTCCTTGTATTGAGGCAGAGATCGTGGAGGATGACGATGAATGAGAGAGGGGACGGTACTTTCAAGATGGGTGGCAAGAAGTACGAGCTGAAGAAGTGGGATACGGTTTATTCCGCCGAGGAGGCAAAGGAGTGCTTGGAATCTGCCCATTCAATTTGGGATGCTTATGATCTTGGTTGGGATAGTTTTTTTGCCGAGTTGAAAATACCATCTTTGCCTGCACCGAAACTTTCGTCTGGTGAAAATGCAACCGCTTGCGATCCTTCTGTGTATGCGTGTGGGATTTCTCCCGTTCTTTTTGAATACAGAAAGTTGAAATGGGAGCTGAAAGTTGTTGCGGTAATAAGGCAGCTTCCCGCTGAGTTTCGCAGCTACAAGTTGGCAGAACGTCTCCACTTGCAGCAAGGTTGTTTTGATCGGAGTATTGACGCAATCCATCGTTATTGTCATCGGCGTGAGCAATTGATTTAGAGTAGGGTTTGACAATCCCCCGCTGTTGGGTTATCCTTTCAAAAAAGGAGGAAACCCAATGGTGAAAAAGCAAGCACTCAGCGAACGCGATCAGCTGGAGGAAGCCTACCGCTCAAGATCGGCGGAAGACTTTCTCCTTTTTTGTTTAGGTCTCACAATAGCTTCGGCGTCTGGTCCGAAGCTTTTTAGGGACTGCATTCACGATTTTCAATTGGAATGCTTCCGCGATCTCGCCCCAGCTCTCCACGCTCTACGTGATGGCGAGATGCCCGAGTGCCGCCGATTTTGGATCGAGCGGACGAAGAAGTCATCCAAGGATGCCGATCTTGCGATTTGCCTACTTTGGCTGATTGCCTTTGTGCGGCGTCCTTTCCTTGTGCAAGTCTGCGCAGCCAACAAGAAGCAGGCGGGCATTATCAAGCGGCGGATTGCGGCTCTTATCCATTTCAATTATTGGCTAGCTGATTTGGTGAAGATCCAGCAGAACAGAGTAATTTCCGCAGAGGGAGAAGAATTAGGACAGGTTGTCATTGAGTCTACCGACACGGATGGCGGTGCTCATGGCGAAACTCCAGACCTGCTTATTTTGAACGAATTGGTACATGTTGCCCGCTGGCCCGTCATGGAAACCCACATGAACAATGCCAGTGGGGTTCCCCGAGGTGTGGTGATTGTTTCTACCAATGCCGGGATCAAAGGGACGAAAGCGCACACTTGGCGTGAGAGTTTTGTTACGAATAGGGATCCCCAATGGCACTCTCATGTTTGGTCTGAGGCTTCTCCTTGGTTGAATCCAAAAGATATTGAGGCGATGAGAAAGCTAGATCCTATTGGGAGTGAATACCGAAGGTTGTGGGAAGGAGTTTGGGTCACTGGTGCCGGTGATGCAATTGATGAGCAGAGTATTGATAGGGCTTTCATTTTGGATGGTCCCTTGGAGGAGAGGGAACAAGGTTGGTTTTATATTGGCGGGTTGGATTTGGGAGTTTCTCGGGATCATGCGGGCGTGAGTGTGCTGGGAGTCAATCCCGCCGAGCAGAGGGTCAGAGTTGCTTATATCAGGGCTTTCGTTCCGTCTGTGAAGAATGATAAAGGCACTTTGGAAGTCGATTCTCATGCAGTGGAGAGAACGTGCATCCATCTTTGGAGGACGTTTCTCATCGACTGGTTTGGCTATGATCCTGCGGCGGGGGGGTCATTCATGGCTCAGCGACTTCGCCGGGCAGGTTTGCCCATGAGGGAGTGGACATTTGCGTCTCCCTCGAACACTACGGACATGGCCCAATCCTTTGTGCAGCTGCTAAAGGACGGGAAGTTGGAGTGCTACGATGATGAGGAAGGTCGTTTGCGACGTGACTTCAAAAAGTTTTTCATCACTTACAAACCCCCGTCTACCTACAAGTTGGAAGCTGTTTCCGACGAGACGGGGCACGCGGATGTGGGGGTGGCTACGATCATTCCCATGCCGCAAGCCATTGAGCGGTTGAAGTATTGGGAGGGATTGACTCCCGACGACGTTCTTTACAACGAGGATGATGAGAAAGTCTTCAATGAGGAGGAATTGGAGCGGCTGCCGTTGGAAATGAGGGAGGTTTACGACACCATAAAGCCTGTAGAGGCAACAGCTTTCGACGATTTTGATGGTGTTTTCTAAGGTTTTCTTGGCAGAAGTAAGTAGGTAGTGTATAATTTGGAGGTTTGACGCGGATGTTATTTTGGGGACATTCTGCGAAAATTTTTGTTTTGCGACACTAAACCAAGGAGACAAGTGATGGCTGATGAAATGACGTTGAGCCGTAGAGATGCCCGTAAGGTCGAACAGGCCGAGAAGGGTTTGCGGAGGTTTATTAAGCGACGGCGAGAGCGTCGGGAATTGGGGATCACGTTCGCCAATGTGGTCGCCGTGGCCAGGAAGCAGTCGAGAGATGGGGTCAAGGTTACTGCCGATACGATCCGCGATGAGATTATCGGTGACAACTTGGATCTGGTGGAACGTGTGGGGGAACGGGACTGGGCGTCGTTTTTGGAAGCTCTGATGAAATTCATCGAGGCGATCATGCCGTTCTTGCAGATGTTCTTCGCGTTTGCGTAGGATAACCTCTTCAACAAAATGCGAGTTTTGAGGTGGGTGTGAAACGATGAAAGACGCGATTTTTGAAGCTGTTTGTTGCCTGCTGTTCGCCGTGGGGCTGGCCGTGGTGGTGCCCAGCGAAGCAGCCGAGAATTTGGCACCCAGAGCAGATCCGAAGCCTCCAGTCGCGGTTGAGACCCCCACTGAAATTACGGTGCCGCCAAAACCGAAGAAGGTAGTAACATTCAAAGGTGATGTTACTCCCAAGTCCCCAACGGATTCTGGCACACTGGAAATCGCCGGTCCTGGGGAGCCGATAGATGTTGGCGAGGAAGTCTATTTGCGGATTAGGGGGTTGACGCTGGCCGAAGTTGAGGAAGCTCAGGATAAAGAGCTTTTCGACATGACGGCTTATCCGCTACGAGGGCTGAAGATTAAAGCATCTTACGACTGGATGTTTCGGACGCTCGATCTTGAGTTCAGAGCAAAGCATCCAGGCAGCTATCTTATTAAAATGCATCTTGTCAGGGATGGCAAATTGGAGATAGCCGCTATCGAGGTTACGGTGGTTGGGGATAATCCAGATCCAGATCCGGACCCAGATCCGGACCCAGATCCAAATCCAGATCCGGACCCTACGCCTCCCTCTCTGGACGACCTCTCAGTGATATTACTGGAAGAGGCCGACGACAGGATGAAGGGTCTGGAGGGGGCGAGGCTGAATCAGCATGTTTTTCTGGTACAAGAGTACCTATCGACTTTATCCCTGAATCAAGTCCAGACGATGGACGACGATCTTCCAGCGGCGAAACCCTTTATCTCCTTCCTCAACGACCAGAAGGTGACGCAACGCCCAGTGCTTGTGATACGTGACGACCGCAACAATACGGCGGTCGCCGTACCATTTGGAGAAGACGTTGAGGAAACTATCGACAAGCTCAAAGAAGCGGGGGTAAAGAAATGACACCAGTGCGAAGACGAGCCAATCGCCGTCTAGTGAGGTGGAGGGGAGAATATCCCGATGGCAGGAAGCCGGGTTTGAAGGAAGACAGTCCATCCAAGATTATGGATTGCTGTGATCCGATTGTGGATAACGATTATTTCGAGCCAATACATGAGGATCATTGGTCAGAGCTTTGCAATACGGCGGTTCACAAGTCTCGTGAACAACGTTATCGGTGGACGCTAGATCAGAATGGAAGAGGTTCTTGCGGAGCCGAGTGCGTTCATCACGGAAGGCACGCTAACGAAACCCGCCAAGATCCAGGTGGGTTTGGTGTGTTGACAAATCCATGGGGCACTTATCGAATCACGTCGGGAGGAAGAGACAACGGTTCGGTTATTCGAGAGAACGTCGAATTGATAATGAGGGATGGGTGTCATCCTGAAGAGTTGCATCCTCGATCTTTGGGATGGCGTGCCGAGCCTAGCGCTGAAGCCAATCGCGTGGCCAAGTTGCTTACCCTTAAGGAATTTTACTACATCGAACGGATCTCGGATATGATCTCGGCTTTGTTGCAGGGATTCGAGGTCATCGGAGGTTATGCGGGGCACGCGATTTCTTTTTGTCAGTACATGGGTCGAGGGTTGGTCAAGTATAAGAATTCTTGGGGTGATTGGGGTGCGTATGGATTTGGTACTTTGGCGACTAGGGATGTGTATTTGGGTTATGGGTTGTTTGCATTCAAGTCGGTTTCCATTCTGGATCCTGATGATTGGTCGCCCAGGTACGATCAAGCCGATTTGGCTCGACGAGTGAATCGATTCATGAGCGATGTGAACGGAGTCGAGAGAGCTGGATCATCGCGTGTTTGGAGTAGGAAGAGTTGGTTAGAGGATTTGTACAATCAGCATTTGGCCGGCTGTGAGTTAGCTTTGTAAATCAAGGGAGAATTGAGATGTTGAACGCAGTAATGATAGTAGCCTTAACCATCGGCACCACCGAGACCATCGAGCTGCCAGTGGTGGCCATCGTGGCGGCCCCGGTGCGAATCGTGCGAGACGTACAGCCGGTGCGAAGTGTGATTCGCGCCAAGCCGGCAAGGCGAGTTGCGGGCGCGGTGTTGAGCGTACGTCCCCTGCGAGCCGCCAAGCAATTCATCGGCAAGCGTGTCGAGGGTGTGCGGGAACGGGTTGCCAATCGCCAGACTCGGCGGACGATGCGGAGACAGTGAGATGGACGAACGGAAGCGGATACTGGAGGCTGCCAGAGAGGCTGCACGGATTGTGAAGACGTGGCCTCTATGGAAGCAGAATCTGCTAATGAACAGCCTGAGCCCCACCTGCCCGACACGGAAGCCGGTAACTAGACGTGATGCGGAGGCAGTGAAGTGACCCGATATTGTAGGGACATTCGCAACGATTCGCCAACTACGAAAGGTTAGGCTATGCCCGACGGAAATGGAAACGGTAACATGACGATCCTCAAATTCCTCGGCATGGTACTCGAAAAGGGCGGTCTCAACGGCCTGATCCTGATCGCGTTTCTCTGGTGTGGGATCAACTCGTATAATGCGATGCAGGCGAGAGATGTTGAACTCGTGAAATCGTTGAACGGGGCAGTCGAGCAAAACCGCAAATCACTGGAGACGATTGCGGGTGCCACGGCTGCGATGGCCCAGAACACCGGTAACACGGAGAGGACGTTACTCTCGTTGGACGAAGAGATGGCAGAGTTTCGGCTTGACGTACGACGGGACCATGCCACGACGGACGACCTTGTCCAGCAGATCAAGCAGGATACGATTACGATTATCAAGAACACTAATCCGGGCAGTTAATTCCCGGTCAATTATAGGAGAATAACCGATGTCAATGACTGAAGATCAGAAACAAACGTATGCGGCATTCCTGGAAGCCAGCACGGATCAGACGGTGATTGATGCTCTGGCGGCGGGAAACAACAATGCTCTTGTGACGTGGTCCAATCAAGAGGCAGACCCGACGTTCTGGGTGTTTATGAACTCCGTCAGCGTTGACGAGGTGCGGCGTTCACTCGATTGGTCGGAAGTGCTGCACGGTACTACCGGCCTCACCGAGTTGCAGCAGTTCGGCTTCGATGCTCTGCTGCACAATGGCACGTACGATCCCAGCGAAGAAAACAACCGAGAAGGGTTAACCAAAATCTTCCCGGTTACAATGCCTAACACGCGGGCTGCCGTGTTGAACGACGCGGTACGTCATGCAACGAACGCGGAGCAGGTATTTGCGGTGGAAGCGTCTGGTCCAGCAGGCGGTGACGGTTCCGCCAAGGCCCAAGCGGCTATCGCTGAATTTTACAGCAGCGTGTCCCTGCAAGATATTCGAGACGTGGTTGCTATCATCAACGCGGAGTAAGTCATGGCACTTCCAAACTTCTACAAACTGCACATGTTCAACGATACCGGCGTCACGCTGGATTTTTCCGTTGATGACACTATTGAAGTCGTTGGACTACCGTGGAAGCGAGTTGATGGCGATTTGACGTATGGTTCTGCCATCACGCTACTGTCTACGAGTGCCGACCTAGCCGACCAAGCACAGGTTGAAGGGTCAGAGATTGACAATACCACTAACTTGTACGACGGGCTATTCGTCAAGGTTAAGCTGACCTCGGACGATTCGCCAGATGGGAATATCCTGTTTTACCTGGAGTGGAATTCAGAAGACTCGTCAGGCCAAAACGACTACCCAAGTGATGCTACGGATTTCGATGCCGCCAGGATGGATACGGACTTGACGTTGGTGGGGATACTGACTCCGGAAGGTGCAGCCGACGATCAAGTAGCAACCAATTTTATCATCTCGTTTGCTGGTTAATATGAAACGGATGATAACATTCTCTGAAGCGATGATGGTCTCGGCGTGCCACGGGATGAATTCCGAGGCATCCGAACTCTGGCAAGGTCTCCAGGGTCTCTGGCTACCCGCTCTGGGGCCGACTGGGGCAAAGCTGTTTGACGTTTCGGGAAGGGGAAGACATGGTACGTTCACAAACAGTCCAACGTGGGTAATGACAAGCAGGGGGGCGGCGTTAAATTTTGTAGCAGCATCAACACAAGACATTGCTCTCCCTTCCACATCGGTGGGAGAGCCGTTGACGATGGCTGGTTGGGTGTGGCGGTCGAACTATGACACCGGAACGCAATGTGTAGTTTCCGGGCATTCAGGAGCAACTAACTTTCGGGAGCTAGCAACCAGTTCTAATGACGTGCATCTGCACGAGCGGGCTGCGGAGGGTGTCTCAAATACTCAGTCAGTAGTGAATTGCCTAACTAACGGACAATGGCATTTAATAGCTGGCATTTGGATCAGCGATACTGCTCGGTATGGATACGCAGACGGGAAATTGGTATGCAGCAATGTTGCTGATACGAGAAGCGTCAATCCATTCACGGCTGGCTATATTGGGCGGGTAATCACGTATAACCACTACATGGATGGTCGAGTCGGTAGCGTTGGGATATGGAATCGGGCACTAAGTGTGAACGAGCTTCAGATTCTTTACGAAGCCCCCCTCGCCATCGTCACCCCGCGAGTCAAAGTCTACCCGGCGGCAGCGGCGGAGGAGGATGAATCCAGCATTTCAACCTCTTCATCCAGTTCTTCGATTTCAACCTCTTCATCCAGTTCTTCGATTTCGACATCGAGTTCGAGTTCGAGTGTTTCGACCTCGTCGTCGTCGTCGAGTATTTCGACTTCTTCTTCAAGCTCCAGCATTTCAACCTCTTCATCCAGTTCTTCGATTTCGACATCGAGTTCGAGTTCGAGTGTTTCGACATCGAGTTCGAGTTCGAGTGTTTCGACTTCTTCTTCAAGCTCTAGCATTTCAACCTCTTCATCCAGTTCTTCGATTTCGACATCGAGTTCGAGTGTTTCGACCTCGTCGTCGTCGTCGAGTATTTCGACTTCTTCTTCAAGCTCCAGCATTTCAACCTCTTCATCCAGTTCTTCGATTTCGACATCGAGTTCGAGTGTTTCGACATCGAGTTCGAGTTCGAGTGTTTCGACTTCTTCTTCAAGCTCTAGCATTTCAACCTCTTCATCCAGTTCTTCGATTTCGACATCGAGTTCGAGTTCGAGTGTTTCGACCTCGTCCCAGTCTCAAGAAAGCAGCGTTTCGACTTCGTCATCTTCTATTTCGACTTCTTCTTCAAGCTCTAGCATTTCAACCTCTTCATCCAGTTCTTCGATTTCGACATCGAGTTCGAGTGTTTCAACCTCGTCGTCGTCGTCGAGTATTTCGACTTCTTCTTCAAGCTCCAGCATTTCAACCTCTTCATCCAGTTCTTCGATTTCGACATCGAGTTCGAGTTCGAGTGTTTCGACATCGAGTTCGAGTTCGAGTGTTTCGACTTCTTCTTCAAGCTCTAGCATTTCAACCTCTTCATCCAGTTCTTCGATTTCGACATCGAGTTCGAGTGTTTCAACCTCGTCGTCGTCGTCGAGTATCTCGACTTCGTCATCATCCTCAAGCATATCTACTTCTAGTTCTTCTTCATCTATTTCTACTTCATCTTCCAGTTCCTCGGTTTCGACATCAAGTTCGTCATCTTCTGTTTCGACTTCGTCATCCAGTTCTTCGATTTCGACTTCTTCATCGAGTTCGAGTGTTTCGACTTCTAGCAGTTCTAGTAGCGTTTCAACGAGTTCTAGTAGCCAGTCGGGAGAATCTTCGAGCAGTTCATCCTCCTCTTCCATTTCGACTTCGTCATCCAGCAGTATTTCAGGAGTGATTGACTTTCCAGCCAGTAAGACAGTATCGAGCGTTGGAGCAACTTCATCCTCCGTGAGCAGCGTTGGTCCTTCATTATCACAAATATCAGAGGCGGTTCGATGAGTTTGGTTTACGCATACCGGGGACGGAATAAGACAGTAGACATTGTGATTAAGAACGCCGATGGTGATACAATTACCCCCGGTGGAAATGACAAGGTCCGAATTGCAATCGAACGAGAGGGCGAAGCGGCCAAGTTGGCAGTCACTAGTGGAACACCCACGGCAAATGGGAGTAGCATCACAAAGGGCGCTTCCAGCAGAGTTCGGTTGGACGCTTCGGACTTGTTGTTTTCGCCAGGAGTCTATACAATGCGGGTGGACTATTTTGACTACGATGATGACGAGGATTGGAAGATGGTAGACAAACAAGTGTTTCATTTGGAAGCTGTGTGAGGGAAGTAGTCATGGGTATTGGATCACCACAAGGCATATTTGCATTTTCGGATTTGTCGGATAACCTACCGCCAATACTTAGGGCGACGGTGGGTTGTGGCGATTTGTATATCCATTTAGACAGATGTTTCGAGGCCGACGAGAACGCCCCGTGGAGGTATTTCGTTGAGTGCGATGTTGGCGGAACGGATAGTAACTACTACGGTCGACCCAGATGGAAGTATGCGCCGCAAGCTGGTGATGCAGGGGATCATGATTGGACGATCCATCGGTATTACGACAATACAGAAATACTACCGGCAATTACCAAGACGTTGACAGTTTCGGCTGGAACGTCAACAGCTGCAAGGAAATTGTGTGTGGTCGGTGATTCGACTGGAGAGGAGCGTAATATCAACGCTGTGATGCGGTTGGATGGCTCAGGGATGACTGTGACCACAGTGGGGGATGTGTCTGATTCGGGAACGGATTCGGAAGGTGGTTCGCAGAGTTTCGATCACGAAGGCCACTCGGCGTGGACGCTAAACTCGTTCATCGCTAGGACGGATTCACCGTTCGTTTCCGCTCCGAATGTTGTGGATTTTCCAACGTGGGTGACGGCGAAGGGGTTTGCGGCAGGCGATTTTATGTATTGGGCTCTGGGTATTAACGATGTGGTGTTCCTCACAACGGATGCGGATGTAGACGCTGCTATCGCTTCGTGGCATGTTGATCTGGAGAAGTTGATAGGAATGAGTGATTCCCCACCAGCTAGCAGCTTGCGGGGAGCCGAGCCCGGAGCGATTGTCTTGATCGATTTGGTCATCCCCCCTGCACCAGAAGAGGCTTGGGATGCAACTGGTCAAAACCAATGGTTCTATCGTCGATCCATTCACAAGTTACGAAGGATGCTGATCGATACGTACGCAACAGCAGCCTATCGAGCTAAGAATATACACATTCTTGGTAGCAATCTGATGGTTCCCCAGTTGTATGGTTGGGAAACAGCGATGGAAGCAATCAGTGATGTCGCTGATCCTCAGATTGAGCGGGTAGACGACCGTATTCATCCGGATCCTGTAGTCTATTACAAGATCGGTGACCATATCGCTACATGGGTTCTAGCCCTTGGAGGATAAGACAATGAAAAAGATTATTCCGTCTCTTCTAGCCCTCGTTGGTATACTAGGGGCTATTACAGTAGTTAATTTGTTTCCGCCTGTTGAGGAGGCTCACGCCCAACGTCGCCGGATGACCAACCAGTACCCCTCTGGCACCGATCAACACTTCATCGGCGGCATCGAGCTGGAAGGCTCGAAGGGCATTGCTATCAACTCCAGCGTCTCCACCGCGATGCTCTACGGCAAACAGTTCGCCGATGAATCGGCAATCACGATCATCGACAACGACTCATCCGCAAATTTCAAGCTGCACATCAAGGGAAGCACAACCCAGTTCACATGCTCAGACAATATGTGGCTCATCAGTGGTACTGACAAGTCGATTGAATTGCGGCCAGGAACGGGCGACCTCGTGTTAGCCGATGGTAGTGCGTATCCATACGACAGCCGCATGAAGTTTGACTTAGTGGAAACACCCGCTACGGGCAGAATTCTCATCAACGAAGATTCGGAGAAGACTTATACATGCGGTGCTAGTTATGATGCCAAGTGGGGCTACGATGGAAGCAACCTAGTGTTTACACTACTCAGTGGAACCGTTGACATACCCGCTCTGGGTCTGCTAGAAAAGTCAGCCGATCCAGCAGAACCCGCTGAAGGTAAGACCGTAATCTGGATGAGCGATGGTACTGGCAAAGGTGATGATGGGGATGTACTGATAGCTGGCAGGGTTGGTGGTGCAACTAAATGGACCATTCTATTCGATCATTCCGCTGGTACGAATTGGTAGAGCTGAACTAGGATAGCATAATGTCGAAAGAGATTTATCTTCCTGGAACGTTTGGTTTTTCGGCTGTGGTTGCCGAAGTGAAAGACCAGAGCCGGAATGTCCGCAGTGCTACTCCAGCATTGGTTGATCCGGTATCGTTGGACTTGGCGGGATGGCAAGGCGGACTTGTTACTTGTACGAAGGAAGTGGACGACGACGGGGTCGAGACGGGGTGGTATGCCGATTGGACGGATACGGGATTAACAGCGTCGGGGTTGTATTCGATCCGATTTTTCAACACAGCAACGCCTACGCGGGACGCTTCGGCGGTCGGGACACAGTTCGACCCGACTGAGTATTTGCTAGCGAATCAAGTAACGATGTTGGCGAACCAAGTAACGATGTTAGCAAATCAAGTAACGATGTTGGCGAACCAAGTGAGCATGGCGGCAACACTGGCTTCAATTGCTAGTGTGGTAGGTGTAGTAGGCGAAGGCGCTGTTGAGACAAATGTGTACACACAAGATGGTTCTGGCAATCCACTAGACGGTGTTGAGGTATGGATAACAAGCGATTCTGCGGGCAGTGTTCCAGTTGCCGGGCCGTTAGTGTCAGATGCAATGGGTCTCACTACGTTCATGCTAGATGCCGGGACATACTACTTGTGGCGTCAGTTGTCGGGGATGAATTTTCAAAATCCTCAGACACTTGTTGTTGCATAAACATCGAAAAGAAATTAAACAACTCTACGTATTGGACGGGTTGCTGATATGGCTGACCACACTTATACAGACGCTACGCCATCGGTGATTCCTTCGTCTGATGTCAATCACATTGTTGATATAGCGGAGGTTCTCTTAGAGTTGGGTTTATCCGCATCGGATACCGATGAGGAACGGGCTATTGTTTCTGTTGCTATTGGGCGGGCTGAGGGGGCTGTGAAAAGACATTTGAAGTACGATCCTACCCGGCAATCACGAACGGAATATTATCCACAACTCGATGTGGAGTTTGAACCCCGTAGAGTTTATTGGGAAGTTGAGGGAAGCACGGCTTACCAGAGGAGAGTAGCTTATTCAGCAACTTCTGAATTGCAAGTCCAACATTTGCCGATCCGCAGTATTACAAGTTTAGCCATCGACTACGACGGACGGAGCGATTCCAAGTCGGGAGCTTTTACGGACACGAAGACGGAGGGGACGGATTTCTGGCCGAATTACGACGGCTTGGATGGAGATGGGAATAAGATTTGTCGAGATGGAATTATCCGCAGCGAGGGGATTTGGCCGACAACACCAGGAAGTGTAAAACTTGTCTACACGTCTGGATACAGCGACGACGAACTTCATGGAGAGATTGCGCTAGTAGATGCTTCTCCCATTTGGAGCAGTGTTCTTGCAGAGGCTTGTCGGCGGGTGAGGAAAGCTTTCATTTGGAAAAAGAAGACTGGTGTAGGATTTTTGTCTGGTCCCATCATTTCGGAGAAGCTTGGGGACTATTCGGTTACGCTTGATTCTGCGATAGCTGCTCAAATGTTTGGGGGGCTGTGGGATTTGACATCCGAGTCGATGCAGTCTTTGAATGACTTTGTAAACTACTCTTGGAGCCTATAGGAATGTCGCTCTTAGACAACTTTCCACACCGCTGTACCATCCGCAGTAGAGTTGCTGCGAAGGATGAGCTAGGAGGGATTCAATTCACCTATCTGAATGAGCAGACTGGTGTTTACTGTTGGGTGCAGAATGCTTCTCATAAAGAAGTTCTGGAGTACGAAAAGCGGGGGATGATCGTAACGAAGAAGGTCTACTTCACCACGGATCCCAGTGTTACAGAACGGCACCAAATACTTGTAACCGAAATGAACGGAACCACTATATCGAGCCCCGTCCCGCTAGATGTGATTTCGGAATCTCTCCCCGACGCCTCGGCTGGATTGGGGGTGGCGTACAAGGTGATGTGTACGGAGAATACGGGAGAGGATGACTGATGCGGGTTAAGTGCAGCTCCTTTGAAGAATTCGTCGCCAATATCGAGGCAGAGTTGGAGGGAGCAGTCTACCGCAACATAGTGTATATCAACAGGACGGATCAGCCCATAGACGGGACCAGGGAAAAAGCTGTGAAGTACATGGTTAGCCTGAGCCTCTTTGCAGTCGTGATGGTAGAACCTGATGTTATTGATTCTCCTCAATACATCTTGGAAATGAATCAGGAGTGCGGTATCGATTACCGAGATTCCACAAAAGAGTTGAACGGAACATCGGCTTTGGAAAAAGTGGGCAAGGACGTGGAAGAGTTTTGTGCCAGGAAGAAGTTTTCTCTTCGTCCTGGAGTTGTAGACTTTTAGCCAAGGGGAAATGAGATGGAAAGAAAAAATTTGGAATCGTCACAAGAAGCTGCTTTGGAAGCGTCTAAGGCAGCGAAGGAAGCGGAAGCTTCGGGAAAGTGGTTGGTAGCTGTTTTCAAGGCCGAAGGCGAAGAGGTAACCTTGATCAACAGGATTACTTGGGAATTTCCAATCAGCAAGCTGCTGGTTGCCAGTGAGTTGTTAAGAAACGATTGCCAGCGGGAATTGGAAGCCTGTCCCGTCGCTGCTTTTGGCACACCGTTGCAGAGAGCAGTTGATATGGCGGTTGGGGATCGATCAGTCTCCGTAGGCAATCACAAAAATCCTTGTGAGCCTGAAAGATTCCTGCCGTATGGTGTTGTGGATACTGAGGAGTCTTTGCAGCGAGACGATCCCGATGACGAGGAGAGTGGAATATGAGAAGATTGTACGATTGGTTGAAATCGTACTTCTCTCTTCGCAGGATGATCAGCAAGTGCGATAAGAAGTCGAAGAAGCTCCATAGGGATTTGAATAGGAGAAAGAAATCTCTCGATGTTCTGGAAGGGAATCTGAGAAAACTTTCGAGAGCTATATCCGAAGACATTCAGAATACCGAAGACCTTCTGACAAATTCGGAACGGAGCTTGGAGGCCGTCCAGAGCAGGTTGGTGATCGCTGAGGATGTTACCATTCCTGCTTTGGTACAGTCAAATAAACTTTTGCTGGAAAGATCTTCTGCCGACACTGCCGAGCAGGTACGCAGACAGCTTCCATCCCAGAGACCTAAGTACTCAGAGGAATAGTCATGAATGCTATAACGAAGGCAGTGCAACGGAGCGCAGGTATTTCTGAAGCCGCAAGAGTAGGATCTTCGGGGAAAAAAGCTGCCGATTTTGGGGATGCTCTGTCTTCGATTGGTGGCGGGACTACCGTTACCAATATCTCTGATCAGGGGAAGTACCAATATCGGTACAACCTATTTAGAGGATGGCTGTATTCTGCCGTCCATGCGTTGGCTTCCAAGGGAGCTGGTCAGGATTTGAATTTGGGAATACTGACGGAAAGCGCCAGTTACGAGGAGGATCGGGGAAGCCGTTTGAGAAACAAGCAATTTCTGCTCAACAAGATGACTACCCACGCTTCTTCCCGATTGCAAAAGTCTCCCAATTTAGAAGTTGAGGTTTTGGCAAGGTCTCCCATTCTCGACGCTTTGGAGAAGCCTAACGACATCCAGGATAGGTGGCAGTTTACGTACTTGTTCATTGCCAACCTGGCTCTTACGGGCTGGTCCTATGTCGTTATCGATACGAGTGATGAGGGCAAGTTGGAATTCTATTCTATTCCAACTACTTGGGTAACTCCTCTACCGGATGACAAAGGTAATCCGTTTGGAAAATTCAAGATCAAGAACCCAAAGAAAGGAGATGTTGAAGGGCAGGATTTTGACAAGGAGCATGTGGCATTTGCGTATCTGCCCAATCCGAGCGATCCTCTCGCTGCCTACGCACCGTCGTCTGCCCAGTTAGCGGCGATTCAGATCGACGACAAGATCCAAACGTCTCAGGATGCTTTCTTCGACAACGGCATTTTTCCCAATGCTGTCGTCACTGTGGGTAAGAATCCTCATCCCGACGTGCCTGGAGGGATACGGCCCAGACTGACGGCAGCTCAGCGTAGGCAGGTCCACGGCGTTATTGGGCGGATGATGCGGGGGGTGAACAAGTATGGGAATCCGGCCATCGTGGATGGGTACATCGAGAGCGTTACCCCGTTCTCGTTGACTCAGAACGAGATGGGGTGGGATAAGTCTGAGGACAAGGTCCGCTCCAGGATTCTGAGTGCCTATGGGGTTCATCCTTACATTCTTGGAGAGCCCGTAGGTGTAGGTGGGTATGCTCAGGTAGCGGGTATCGAGAGGGTGTTCTGCGACAGGGTGAACACTTATATCAACATGCTGGGCAACGTACTGACGAACAAGCTGGTGAATCTGACAGGGGATGGAAACCTGCTGGTCTGGTGGGACAAATGCGAACCACTGGATCCCAACGTCCGAAACTCGATGCTGAAGGAAGCTCGGAAGAATGGAGATATCACGAGAGATGAGTATCGAGCTGAATTGGGATTATCTCCAATGAGGGAGGGTTCGGACAGGAGCAAGCTGTTGGAGAATCCCGTGGTTTTCAGTTCCATGCTGAAAGTGCAGTCGGATCTGGGACTGTTGGATGCTCAGACATTGGCAGAGATTTACCAATTGTATTTGGGGATCACTTCCGAAGAAGCCGCGTCCGTTACGGGTTCTTCCAGCAAAAGTGTTGAACATCAAATTCTGAAGGCTCTGGGCGAAGTGGCTGCTAGTGTAAAGGAACAGAAGATTCTGTTGGACAAGACGGAAGTTGATGAGAATGTTGGCAGAATTTTGGATGGTGTCCACTCATGAATTTGATCGAACTTTCAGTATCCGTCGCGGGGTTGGCGGGCAGCTTCAAAAAAGAAGTTGCTCGTAGGCGGGATAATTCTCTGCGGAAAGCTATCACGAAGAATCTCTTTGTGAAGCAGTACGAAGAAACTGAAGGAGAGATCGTCGATAATCTGGCACCAGTATTCCAGGATCAGATAAAGGATATCCACAAAAGGTTGCTGGAAACGGAGGTAAAGAACTTTGGTCACCAAGCTCACGATTTGGCGTCTTTGGTATTCGATCCCCAAGAATGGAATGAAAAGGTTATTGATAAAACCCTCCCGATATTGGCGCTGAATATGGTGAGGGCGGGAGTAGCTGCCATTCTTACGTTTGGGATCGACGTGCGGAAATCTTCGATTTTCAATACGAAGCAGACTGGATCTGAGTGGTTTGAAGACGAGGCTGGAGACTTCGAGGATTTGACGGGGACTCTTGGGGGTACATCGGCGGGAACGGCGGCTAATACGGCATTTATGCATAGTGCTCCCCCATGGATGAAAGCGGCTGTGATCCGCGAGTTGCGTAGCAGCTTCGATCAGGTCTATTGGGAAAGCATCAGTATTACGACACAGGGAGATGCCGAGAAGATTTTGGAGAAAGGTCTGAGCGAGCATTGGTCTATCAGGAAAATGGCCCAAGAGATGATGGGCTCGTTGGGGGGTAATGATTATGCAAAGATGCGAGCTACCAAGATAGCTCGCACCGAGGCTGGCAATTCGTTGAATGGGATGAGGAAGGAGTCTTTAGATCATTTGCAAGCTGAGTTGGGCGCAGTTATTCCTATGCAAATTATCTGGTTAAGCATTCTTAGTGACGCGACTAGAGATGAACACGCAGCTTTAGATGGTGTACCCGCAGACTCCGAAGGAATGTGGACACTGACGGGCGTGAAGATTCCTTGGCCAGGACATTATACCCTACCCCCTGAAATGAGGGTGAACTGTATGTGTACAATAGTGAGCGAAATTGGAATGACCGATGAAGAAGCGAGAATACTGATCGACGAACACGAGGCCGCGATAGCCCAGATAAATGCTGAGGGGGAAGAATGAAAAGGAAAAATGGAAAAGCAATTCATGGGAATGCTCTCCAACCGTCTCCAAAATCTTTGGTGCATGGCTGCCAAGTTGTTTGGGAGAAGGTGGCTTTGGTTCTCACTCTCCATCGGCGACAGCGGGGAATGGATCTAGTCCCGCCTCCGCATTTGTCAAACGATTGGAAATTCTGGAGAGCGATGGTTAAGCGATATGAAAAAGGTGATTACCGCCATACTGATGCCGAACTCCAAAGCATGAAGATGATTGCCCAATGGACTTTGGATGTTCATTGTGAATTGAGAAACCAACCAAAGGTCCATGTAGATTTGTAGGAGAACCTCTAGTGGGAAATTTTCCTCACCCAAAAATACAAACACGTCCGACGCCCAGACTTGCTGATGTGCAGTGCTGCCGTTTGCAGTTTCAACCGGGCGACAGGGTGGTTGTTAGGATTTATCAAAAGTTGGACCAGTCGCAGCAACGGCGGTTGAAAAAATCTGTTGAGAAGTGGGCTGGAGATGTAGAAGTCTTGATCGTGGATTGCACGGTATTTGATGTTAAAGTACTCAAACCAGGGGATGTTTGATAATGCCAGGGGAAGTAGCAAAAACGAGAATCCTACCAGAGGTTGCGGCGGCTATTGGAGACGACCAGCTTTCAATTGAGGATTATTCCAAAAACCTTCGTGAATTTAACGAGGATTTTTGTCGTAACATGTTTAACCGTAGGGACTTCACTCTCAAATTCGAGATTCACGGAAACGGTGGAAAGATCATCCATTGCCGGGTCAGCAATGACCGTTTTGCCCGCCCAACGCAAGGTGGGGGAGGAAAGAAAAAATAGGGATTTTTTCAAATTCCTATTGACTTAGTCATCATTCCGTGCAAAATGCGAAGTAGAAACGAGGTCTAGGCGTCTAGATAGAGCCGCGACTTATCCGCAGTCTTGCCAAGGGGACTGGGTAATTCGCGGCTTATTTTATTGGAGCAATGAAACATGACACGCCGAGTAACATTTTACCTTGGTCCTGCCGTAGGGTTGACTACACGGCGAATCACGATTGATCGGATGATGGGCGCTGGGGACGATACTACTCCGGCTACACAGGTCCATGTAAATTTGCCGGGGACTACGGAAGACACAACGCACGTTTTGCCCGATAACCGAATTTGGCGAGCGACTTTGGTGGACACAAGAACTTCGGGGGAGGTGTCGGTTCCTGATTATCTCTATTTCAATACTGGTAGTTTGCAGTTTCCTGGACCGGATCCCAGGCGGGGGGCAAGGTTGCAAATTCTCTCTATGGAAGACCTTTCTTCCTCGTCGAGTTCGATCAGTACTTCTTCGATTTCGACTTCGAGTGTTTCTAGCAGTTCTTCCAGCAGCTCCTCGGCTAGTAGTTCGTCGAGCAGCTCGCAGAGTTCGTCTAGCAGCTCTTCGAGTTCTAGCAGCTCGATCAGCACGTCGAGTAGCTCGATCAGCACGTCTAGCGCGTCAAGTAGCTCGATCAGTACGTCCTCTATTAGTACATCGAGCAGTTCACAGTCGTCGAGTAGTTCCTCGTCGTTATCAAGCAGCTCTAGCAGCTCGATAAGTACTTCCAGTTCTTCTAGCAGCTCTAGCAGCTCGATAAGTACTTCCAGTTCTTCTAGCAGTTCCTCTGGCCTTGGGGCCGTCCCTTAACGTAGGTGGGTAGGTCACATCAATCAAAAAAGAAAGGATGTGTAAAAATGGCGTCTCGACATGAAGATAGGAAAGCCTGTGTCAACCAAGCGGCTTTGGTTGATCTGACTTTATTCGGCCCGGTGAACAAGCTGAAGCAGTTCTTTCTGCAAACGAGCAAGACAGTTACGAGGCTAAGGCTGAGGACAAAAGGGGTCCAGCCGTTTACCAAATCCATGCGTGGAGGCGTTGGGAATTTTCCCGGACTTCACGAAGTCATTTTTTGGCTGGATGATATTCAGAAAACCGAGCAATATGCAGAGGATATTGATTTCCTCAAGAGGGTGCATGTTACACTAGCCGCTCGGGTTGCCCAGATGGATTCCGCCGTATAGCAAGGCTACAAGCATGTACGTTGGATACCAACAAATTGGTGTGACGAATGCTGTCTTTACGGCGGCAGATTTGACTATCCCAGCAAATGCTCATGGAGCGGAATTGCAAGCAGATGGTCAGAACGTCAGATACATTATGGATGATGCTAGGGGGCCGACGAATACGATTGGCATGCTGCTTCTGACCACAAGTGATCCTAAATACTTCTCCATCGAGGACATCCGGAGAATTAGGTTCACCCGAGCGGCTGTTGGAGCTGTGTTGAACATTCATTACGTAGCTGGCAGAGACGTATAATGCCACTTCCAGAACCTAGACAGGATGAAAGTGAGTCGGATTTCATATCCAGATGTATGTTGAGTTCCATCGTCGAAGAAGAAAGCTCCAGCCATGAGCAGGCTGTTGCCATTTGTACGAGCCAGTGGAGAAATCGGGAGCGTGAGTCTATGTCCATAAATGATAAACTGCTTCAAGCCATTCGGAATCGTACAAAGCAAGAGTCTTTCGGTTGTGGGATTCTGACGGCTGACCGTTGGGTTGCAAATCTGCGCGACCAAATTGGAATTGAGGGCTGTAACAAATACTGCATCGACAGACGAAAAGGTAGTTTTGAAGATCTGCTGTCGAAAGCGGCAAAGACCCTCACGTATTCAAACAACGACATGCGGTTTGGGTCGAAGATCACAACGGCAGATGGTTCCGTTGAGGGTGTAGAGCTTCCAAAGAATACCTTGATGGCGTTTCGGCACACCCTTACCAGTTCGGCAAAGGATCGGGATGGAGATGTTCTCCGTAGTGAGGGAATGACCATCGATCCTCACATGCTTTTGCTTTGGCAGCATGTACACACTTTGCCTATCGGAAAGTCGATTAAGATTCACGAACAGAATACGGATCGCGTCGAGATGATTTCCGCCATCGTGGACATGAACGAGTTGTCACACGACGCGGCTGTCATGATCGACAATGGAATGGGTCGGTTTTCCCACGGATTTCGCGCCATCGAGTTCGAGGAGATGAAGAATGCCAATGGGGATTTCGATGGTTTCGATGTGAAGCGGGCTGAGATCATGGAAGAGTCTTTGGTATCCGTTCCTGCGAATGTGGATGCGGAAACCCATGAAGTTCTGCTTTCTTTGGTTGAGAACGGCAAATTGACTTCTCCTCTGATGAAGCAGTATGGGACGATTCTCAGAGAAGATAAACCTCCAATGGTTTCTGGGATCTCTTTCAAGCAGACCAAGGGTGATCATACACTGGCCGTCGATTGTAGTAGTACGGACGAACTGAAAACGATCCTTGGAATGGGCAAAAATAAAGGGGAAAAAGATGAAGATACCAAAGAATCCAAAGGAGCGGGAGACGACAGCTCACCAGAAGAAACCTGTGATGTTGGAGAAAAAGGAAAAGAAACGAAAGACCTTGAATTGTCAGAAGTGAAACGGTACGGGGAGTTGAGTGGTTCGTGGGAGTCCAAGATCTCGACGTTAGGCATGCAGGCTAAGCAGCATTTGAAAAGTGCTGGCTTGGATATGGGGGATCGAGATTGGGCTTATCTCGTAGCTACGTATGATGAGTATGCGATCATCTGTGCCGAGAGGGCTGAATATAATGTTCCCGACGAATTTCGCTATTTCAAGGTTGAGTGGGAATTAAAGGAAGGCGAAGCGAAATTGAAAGGTGGTTATGCTCAAGTAGACATAGTTACCAATGTAGAGCTTCGGGAAAGAGCTGCTTCCTTGAGCAAGAAAAAGGAAGTCGACGAGGCCGCCATTGTCATTTTGAGCCGGTCGACGGAAGCCCAGAAGAGAGCTTTGATTTCTCAACTGACCGCGATGCTTCCTTCCAAGAAGGTCAACGATTACAAAAAGTTGGTGGGTTAGATCGGTTTTTTCCAAGTACGACCACCGATAACGAGAAATATCTGATGCGTTACGACGGTCGTAACGGTCATTTCTAAGTGTTTTTGATCGAGGTATAGATCATGACAGAGTTGCTGAAGAAGTGGCTCGTCGACAATTGCGACGTTAAGGCGGACGCATCAGATGACGAGTTCAAAAAGGCGATGGCGGAAGCGATGGTTTCGGGCAAGCTTACTCCCGAGAAGTATGCCAAGCTCGCTCAGGATCCCGTCGAGAAGGAAGCGAACGAATTCGCTACCAAATTGGATGCGGTCATCGACGGCATTGGGAAGCTGACGGAAGCGATGACGAAGAAGGAGGAACCGAAGGAAGAGAAGAAGACTGAGGAGAAAAAGGAGACTCCCGAAGTCAAGGATCTCGAAGGTAAGGAAACCGGCAAGATGGTCGGGGAACTCGGCGGAACTCCCGATGATCCTTCGGACGAGAAGGCTTTCAATATCCGAGTCAAGGAAGCCGTCGAGCATTACGACAACACGAAGGGCGCTTTGGTTTATCCCGAGAAGACTCATCGTGATGCCGCCCACCCGTTGGCCGGGATGCCCGTTTCGGAATTTGGGAGGACGAAGACTTCCCTGTCCATCCGAGACAAGGCTTTGGCTGGTAGTTGGGCGAAGTTTGCCATCCAGGCGAACTTGGTGAAGTCCACGCAGATTGCTTATGACAACCTGCCTCAGCACGACAAGGAACTGCTTCACTATCTGTGTGACAAGACGGAGTGGGACGACATCACGAAGGACAACGGCGCTACTCGGATGGGTTACCCCGGCGGTGTCAAGCAGTTGATCGACGACGGCGGTGCCAGCGGCGGTCTCGAAGCCGCTCCGATTGTCTTCGACGATATGGTCATCGAAACCCCTCTGCTCTACGGCGAGCTTTTCCCGCTCGTGAACGTCGTTCCGATTGATCGTGGTCGCCGGATCGAAGGTGTCACGGTTGGTCAGGTGACTGGTGCGTGGGGTGGTGTTGACGACACGGCGATAACGCTGTTCAACACTACGGCCTATGTCGCCGCGTTCGATACCTCGATCTATCGTTGGGAGGGTTCCATCCACGTCGGTTTGGACTTCCTCTCCGATACGCCGATTGATTTTGGCCAACTGATTTCTCGTCAGTATGGAAACGAACTGATGAGACAATTGGACATCGTGGTCGCTGTCGGTAACGGTACGACCCAGCCGCAAGGCGTGATGAACAGTGGTGCTACTGCTGTTGCTTGGGGTGGTGCTACTACCCTTGGCAATTACGAATCGCTTCGGTTCGGTGTTGCCAAGCCCGAGCATTCCACCGATATGCGGAGAACGGCTGTCTTCTGTGGAACTGAAACCAGTTACCAGAGGGCGATGGCGATTCCCGTGGGAGCGGCGGATGTCCGCAGGATCTTCGGAATGGATTACGATGGCTATTCGATCATGAATCGCAAGTATGCCATCAATGAGAGTCTGACGAATGCCCAAATCTTCTACGCGATACTCGGTCGATACCGGATGTACCGCCGTCGAGGATTTGTGCTGCGTAGTTCTACGGAGGGGGATACCCTGATTCGTCAAAACGAACTTTTGATCGCGGTGATGGCCCGTTACGGTGGGCAAATGGAGCGAGCTGCTGCTGCTTCGTTGACGACTACGGCACCTGCGTAGGTTTGAAGCTATCCCCTTGGTGCCTCGCTCTCGGTCTTTTGGGTTCTCGCCGGGAGCGAGGCAGATTTTCTAAATTTTCAAGCAGAACCCTCCGAGGGGAAATAAATTATGAGTACAGACGTAACAGAAACACCGAAGAAGAAAGCATCGTCAGTCGCGCCGTTCGTTGCTGAGTTGACTGGAAATTGTTGTGACATTGTTGTTCAGTCCATTCCAGGCGCGAGGCTGCGGGGAGCCGTAACTCATTTGAGGAAGGTTTTCAATCCGCAGAGAAACGGCCAAGAGGAAATGGCTCCTTCGGGAATCATTCCTGGAACTCCCGACATACCTGGAATGCAGCTTCATGTCAATCCTGGTTTGTGTCGGGTAAAGATCGTTGATCCTCTTCGAGGCAACGACGATCTGTGTTCAAGCATTCTTCGCGTTCTGAAAAGTCAGCATGTACTCCGCACCGCTGAGAAGGTTGAGGGAGTACCTACCCGAGAGGAGAAACTTGAGCCCAGCCGAATGAAAACTCTCTGCCGAGAGATTTTCCGAATGGTGAAAGATGACATGGCGGTCATCAAGAAGGGTCCGCCTCCGACAATGGATGAGATTGACGATCTTCCTGGGCATTACCTTTTGAATCCTGGAAGCCACGTCCAAAACCATCAGCCCAAGTACGAGAAGGACTTGGAAAACTTTGTAGAGAATCTCACTAGAGCTGGTGCGTAGGCATGGCGAAATTTCATTCAGGAATTGAACACAATCGAGTACTGAAAGCCACTGCGGCTGGTAGGAGATCAACCTACATTGAATGGAAAATTCGGGAGGTGGTGGATTCAATCGCTCTTACTATGAGAGCGAGAGTCAAGATTGCAACGGAGTTAATCCATTCAAGAGTTGTGATCAATATCAGCAAACCTGTGGGAAGAAATGCAAAAGGCAGAGTAATTCAACGGAGTAAGCCAGGAGAGTATCCACGAGCTGAAACAACTCAACTCATGAAATCGGTAGAGAGTTGGGTGCAAGTTCCCAGGCGAAGAGTTGCGGAGGGAATCATACAAGCCAAAGTAATCGCCCCTGGTGGTGCGGATTACGCGGCCATTCTGGAGAAGTGGAAGAAGTTAGATCGGAACTATTTGATCCGAACTCTTAATGAAAACCGCGCACTGGTAATAAAGGTTTTGACAGGACCAATCAAATGACAGTTGCTTCGGCAGATCTTGATAAAGCGATCAATGCAGTGTGGGATGCCTCCACACTGGATACGCTGTTTCAAGCTTTGCACAAGTCCGATGTGAGTGCCTCCCAGTGGTCGATTCTTAACAACGACGAAGCTTCTCCAAAACAACCATTTCCTTATTGTGTTTATAGTCTTCGTCCTAGTGCCACAACTACCCGAATGAGTGCGAAAGCTGGATTTCTTTGGGAAATCCGCGACATTGTTTGCGAATTCAGAGTTCATGCCCGCAAGGTTTCTGGAGACAGCAGAAGCGCTAAGCAGATTGCTGCTTATTTGGTTGAAGAGATTATGAAGATCTTTGGTGGCCATCCAACCCAAGCTCCTACCGATCTGGAATTGGATAACGGTAATTTTCTGATCACGGAGTATCAAAACGATATGGGTTTGCGGACTGGGGAAAGTGAATATCAATGGGGCGTGACCTACCTTTTCAGGTTAGACGTTCCTGTAGCGGTATAAGGGAGAGAGTTCCATGGGCCGTAGTCTTTCCAGCATCAGAGCAGAGTTGAGGTTGTTCGCCTCATTGACGAATACTTTGAATGATTCTGTCGGTGTTAGTGTGAACCATCCCAATTTGAACAACAAGCCTACAATAACCTCGGGGTTAGGGTCCAACCAGGCGAATCGTGGTTGGCAAAGTCTTAATAGATCACTGGCTAACGGGGCGGTTGAGGATCTCGATCTTTACGATTTGGCAAGTGTTGACATCGGGGCCGGTGTTGGGAGGGACGGCGTAGGTCAGACGATCATACTTCAAGAAATCGTAGCCATCGCCATTATAAATACAAATGCAATCACGGCTGCGGGAGAACTTGAAATCCAACCTTCTGCTGAGAATGGTTGGACTCCAATAGGATCCCACACTCAGGCTAATGGAGCTTCTTTGAAAGGGCAGGGAGTCCTTTTCAAAGCCCAGTACGCGGATACGGCATTTGAAGTGACCGATGGAGCCAGTCATAGAGTCAAGTTCACTGCCACGGGCGGATCTGTTACTTATTCGATCTACATCTTGGGCCGTTCGGATACCGATGAATCGAGTTCGAGTTCTTCGAGTTCCATTTCCACATCGGGTAGTTCCAGTTCGCAGAGCACTTCCAGTAGCAGTCCATCTTCGTCTAGCTGGAGTAGTTCTTCCAGTAGTTCTAGCAGCTCGATCAGTACGTCGAGCAGCTCGATCTCGACATCGTCCTCGTCGAGTTCGAGTTCGACAAGCACCTCGTCACAATCGTCCAGCAGTACTTCTAGTAGTTCTGTGAGTACCTCAAGCAGTTCGTCCAGCTCTAGCTAAAGCGTGGAGAGTGAAATATGACAAGTGAAAATACCCAAACTGGAAGGGATGGCACGTTCACCTGGGGTGGTACTGAAATTGCCAGGACTACTCAATGGGCTGTTAATCCTACCCTAGCTACCAGTAGTGAGTGGGGCGATAGCGACAGCTCGGGGTTCACCAACCGTGCTGCGGGACGAAAGGATTGCACTTTCACCACGGAGGGAAAGTATGATTCCGAGAATGAAATCTTCGAGCTGTTCCAGCCTGAAGACATTTCGGCGGCGGTTCTCTGGCTGGCCAGGACGTTGGCATTCCATTGGGACTTCCCAAGAGCAATGTGTACCGATTTCAACTTGACGGTGAACATCGATACTGAAGAAGTTATCGGTTGGACGGCCAGCCACGGCGCGGATGGAGTGTTTTATTATCCTGGTGAGACCGGGCATTCTTCACCCGCCGTACCTGTGTAAAGACCATGAACGAGAATGTTCATCATGTTGTGAAAGTGGAATCGCACTGGCTGCCTACTTGTCAGTGCGATTCTTGTGTTGCCGAACGAAAGAGGCGATCCAGTCCCTCCTCGAAACCTCATCTGAAAAACCTCTCTCCCGAGGCTGCCTTCCTTCTGGGATACATCTCATCCCGCTCCTCTGCTGGATCTCTCGCCCGACAAGTGTTTAATGCCTCTCAGGAAGCCGAGAATTAGCTTCTAACGCTGTTCTAGGTTTTGAGAGGGTTGCGTGTCGTTTTTTGGCAAGGACGCTTCTGAGGACCGTTTCTGAGTGTTTCTGTTTAATGTAAAAAGGGGAAAGTTATGGGAGATGGCGAAGCTAGAGTTTTGGGTGCTGGGGACACTATCGCCATTGGTCATGGGAACGATAAGAAGGAGTACAAACTCCGACCTGTCGTGGCTAAGCATCTTTGTGATCTGGAACGGGAGGCGCTGAAGCATTACAAGCGGCAGTACCTCAGCACATTTGCAGACAATCTGGATCTGTTGAACAACGGCAGTGGGGATGAGTTGCTTCAGAGGGAAATGCGTACGGCTGCTTCGTGGAGCCTTCACGACCTTCCTCAGAAGGATGTTTTTGATACGAGCAGGGTGCCCATCAACGATAGGGTTAGAAATTGGATCAAGGAGGTATTCGACGCGGATCCCGATAGTGATGATGCCGCGAGGGCCATTCTGGGTACGGCTTTGGATCAGGGGACGGTTTCTCCCAGGGACATCAATAAGATGACGGGCAAATCTCCCGTTCGGGGGAAGGTCCGTTACGACCAATGGTGGATTACCGCTTGTATGGAAGGGATGATTTCTTTCATCGTGTCTTCCGTGCAGTTGGAACATCCCAAAATAACTCGAAACGACATCGAGAAATGGTCGTTTGGGAAGATTGCCGAAGCTGCTCGTAAAGTTGAGCAAATAACGACGGCCGACATGGGAAATACATAAGCGCCGCTGCCCTCAGAAACGTCGACGAGAAGGAAGTCGTCGATGGCGGCGGATTGTTAGGACAATTGACGAGCTACCATCTCCGAATCCTTTGCGAGTGTCCAATGAACGGTGGGGGAGGATACACACCGGATGAGGTTGGCATGATGTCTTTGGATCAGATTTGGTTTCGATTGGTGGATATGGACATCCTGAAAAACAAATCTGGAGGTAAGCCCAAGAAGGTTAGCCGATTGGAAGCTGTGGGTAGTTTATCTCCCGACGAGAATGGTCTAGTAAAAGGGCGAGCGGCAGATGGAACTCCTTTCAAAGCTAGACTTGGAGGGAAATCCGTAGCCAGACAATTGATGGAAAGAGAAGCTGCTAAGAGGGCAGCGGAATTGGCGGGCAAGAAGAAGAGAAGAAGAATGGGGTAATTCCATGAGTTTTGATCTGGCTCAGGCGTATATCATGATCCGTGCCGACGGGTCTATGATGGTTCATGATTTCAATAAGGCCAAACCCGCCGCCGTTCGGAGTTCCAAAAAACTTGGAACCACGATGGGTCAGGTAATGAGCCGCGCCTTCGGGGCGGCTGGGGCGTTGGGTGTGGCATTGGCTTACATGAAGATAGCCAGCATGGGCGAGCAGTTTAACCGCAAAATGCGGAACTCTCTTGCCATTATGGGAGATGTCTCGTCTGCTTTGCGTGGAGACATGGCAAACGCGGCGATGGAAGCTGCCAACGTTACTCAATTCTCCACTGCCGAAACTGCAAAATCATATTTCTATTTGGCATCTGCGGGTTTGTCTGCTGCCCAATCCGTAAAAGCCATGCCTGCGGTTGCTCAGTTTGCGCAGGCGGGCCTGTTTGATCTTTCGGAGGCCACTACCCTAGCGGCGGATGCGCAGGCTGCTTTGGGAATGAAGTCTAAGGATCCCCAGAAAAATATGGGAAACATGGTGAGAATTACGGACGTTCTTACCAAAGCTAATACCTTGGCCAACGCTTCTGTTCGTCAGTTTTCTCAATCTCTGACCACCAAAGCCGGTGCCGCCGCTAAGGTTGCTGGCATGCCTTTGGAAGAGGTCGTGGCTCTCCTGGCGGCCATGGCCGATCAGGGAATCAAAGCCCACGATGCCGGTACTGCCGTAAACATTGTCTTGAGAGATTTGAAAACGAAGGCGGTTGAGAATGCAGCGGCGTTCAAGGAATTGAATGTGGCTGTGTACAATTCGGATGGTTCCTTGAGGAACATTGCAGATATTATTGGAGACATCGAAAAAGCGATGGAAGGAGCGTCTGCTAGGGAGAAGAATTTGATTTTGAGCCATCTTGGATTTATCGACAAGTCCAAGATTTTCATTCAATCCATCATCGGCACGTCTGAGAAGATTAGGGATTTTGAAAAAGCGTTGTATGATGCTGGGGGGACGACTAGAGAAGTAGCGGATAAGCAGTTGACTCCTTTGCAAAAATCAATGGCAAAAATAGGAGTTGCGTTTACACAGGTTGGCCAAGTACTCATGCGAATTGTTGAACCAATGGCCACTGTATTAGGTGATAATATCCAAATGATGATAAAGTTGATGGTGGCTTTGAGAGCAGCAACCATGGCTTACAAGTTGGTTGGTCTAGCTATCAAGTATGCCAAGTTTGAACAGATCGCTTTTATGGCCGTCGAGGCGGCGACAACAGTTTATGCGTCTATTGCTTCTGGAAACATTCTATTGATGAGAAAAGCTCTCTTGCAGGTTGGAGCAGCCATCGCAGTGGGTACAACTGCCTACTTGGCTATGAACAAAGCTTTTGGAGAAGGCAATACGCAAATAAAAAAGGCAGGCGAAGCTTTTGAAGAAGGCAGTACGCAAATAGAAAAGGCAGGCTCGGCAGTAAACATGCTTACTGGAGAATATGAAGATCTAAACAAACAGATGAAAAGAAACATCGAGTTGTCTAAAGAGAAGGCTTCCCTCGATAAAAATTTTAGGGCGTACCTTTTTGGACCTCGTCCAGACACTACTCCACGAGGTCTTGTTTCTCCTAAAGTTTTGCCAGAGGAAATCAAAGAATCGATGCGACGGGGCAGGGGACGGCGAAGAGAAGCCTTTAGCGATGATCGATCAAGATTGCCTGGTAGGGGTGGATTTATACCAAAAGGGGAAACTGGACCCGTAGGAAGACTCCCTTGGGAACTGGATCCCAAAACAATGGAAGCTGCTTACAAGGATCTAAAAGGAGTCATGGAGGATATGAAGACGCCAACCCAAACTTTTTTGGAGTTACAGCAAAAGCTCAACGGCATCATACAAAGAAATCCAGGATTGGTGCAGAATGTCATCAAAGTTTGGAATCAAGCTAGATCTGAGTTGACGGGCTATAAGGATATGATGCAGGGCATGTCCCATGAGTACATCAAGATGTCAACAGGTATGGGGGATTATGAATTTGAAGCTCGTCGGTTGATTGGTACATGGGGACATTTGCTTTCAGTGGGAGAAAAGTGGAGATTGTTACAAAGGGCTATCGCGCAAGATGCTTTCTTGGAAAAGAGGGAGGAAGAGGACGAAGCTGAGAGGGAAGCGGAGCAGAAGAAGAAGCAAGCGGAATCGGAAGCAGAAGCACTGGCTTCCAGGAAGGAGCAGTTTGCAAACACATTGAAGTCGGAAAGGGATCTTGTCATGGAGGATTTTGAAAAGATCAAGTATCTGCTGAGAGAGGGAATGATCTCCCCCGAGATGGCTCAACGGGGAGTTCAGGGTCTTGCAGAAAGAATGAAATCACAAGGCCCCCAAACAACAGAAATTTCTGGCAGGATGGGATATGCGGCTTTCGCAAATTCAATCCAAGACGCCATTCTAAAAGACGATACGCCGAAAATGACGCTTGCAGAAGCTCGAAAACACACGACCACTCTTGGTAATTTAGAAACCTTAAATACTAGGATGTTGGAAGCATTGAATAATAGAGGCGGACTGCGTGAAGAATAACAAGAAGGTACGATCATGAGCGTAAATGAAGATCCAGCTTCGTGGAGACTCAAAACTCCTGGGGGCATTCCTTTCAAACTCGTGAAGCAGAACGGCGAGTTCGGAGAAGAGGATTCCCAAGCCTCCATGGAAGTGATCATCGAGGCCCGAAGGCTTAGCGATTTTATCAATGAGGGATTTCCTTCTCCCTGTGTGATCGGATCGACCATTTACTACCCTCAGAGAAATTATTTTCCAGGCGCGCCGAGCTTGACAGTTCGGAAAATCGCATGGGAGAATTTAACGGAAGGCAAGCCTTGCGATCCTTTCGACGCGGATTCGGAAGCTCCTGAAGGTACATACGGACAATTTTTGAAATGCACCGTTTCTTTTGGCACTTCTCCCTGGAACGATTCCGAGCCAGATTCTTCTGATCCGCTCACCTATCTGGAAGTAAGCTCCGTGGCTAGTGGGGAGTTTTTGGTTAGCGCCATTCGGGGAAGGCAGGATGCAACAATCAAACTTATTCCAGAATGGATTTTTCCTGCCCCCATTTCTGCTAGGTTGGAAAACAAGGATGTCGATATAGGACAGCCGATAAACCAGTCGATGGTTGAGCACAATCTTCGTTGGAGCCAAATTCCGTATAGCTATTTTAATGGTGTTCTTGCTACCATTTTAAGGGAGTCAATGGGCAAGGTGAATTCTGATCCGATGTCCATTTTTAACGATGCTCCTGCTGAAACCATTATGTTTCTTGGCTACTCCCGAACAAACCAGTATACTTGGAGAAGCGGACATTCGGGAACTTCTCCAATTGCTCTCGATCTGAAGTTCTTGGAAAAGAATTTTGAAGTCGACGATCCGATTGCCACGGAAACCAGCATTCAAGTGACTCACAACCACGTGTATCGTCCGGGCGATTCGTGGAGAAGGTTGACCATAAGGAAGGAAGGGACTGCTGTGTATAATCCTTTGTACGTTTCTTACGACCTTAACACAATTTTTGAACTTGGATAATGAGCAGTAAATTCCCAGAACTCCGAAAAGGGCAGATGCCGTCTAGGCAGCATTTCAACCGAATCAATAATGCTGCCCAGCGGTTTACCAACATTTTTGACAGGAATGGAGATCTTGTTGGATATAGACTACCTCCATGGCATCAGCTTGTGTTGGAGGTTACTGAGGAGGGTGTTAATGGAGAAGACGATTGGTACTATGGAAAGATCATTTTGTATTCGTTTACGGATGACGAGTGGAAGGATGAGGAAACCCAAGAATGGTTGATTGATGTAGGAGCATTTGGAGATAACGAGGTTCTCATCACGGGGGATCGAGTAACTTGTTTTTGGGATAGGCAGAGGGGGGCTTTCATACCAACATATTGTCCTGATATTCGATGGGCAAAGCTGAATGAAGATCTTGTTGTAGGAGGTTCTGCTGGGGTTTCTATTTATAATGGTGGTCCCACCGTTTCAGATTTGACGGATACTGGTAGAGACATTACAGTAGGGGCTCCTCCTTTGCAAGACGATACGATAAGCAGTGGAGAGTGGGTGCTCATAGAAAAAATTGGCGGCTATTGGTGGGTAACGGGGGCACCTTGCGCATGAGCGTTGAATCGTGGGCCAGACGTACGAGCGGGCTGTTGGTTCCGGCGATGGGATTTGCCACGGCCCGCTGGCGGTGGCAGTGTTGGGGGTGCGGGTGTTCGTCCTACAAAGATTGCAACGACTGCTACACGGGCGGGGCGTGGCCCAGTACCCTCTGGCTCGATGTTCCGGCCCCATCCAACGGCACGTGTAGCAACTGTTCATGGTACGGCCAGACATACGCGTTGTCCAAGATGTTTGACTGCTTCTACCAATTCCAGGCGTCTGGCAGCGGAGCCGGACCGTGTGGGCCTCTCTTGACCTACACGCCGACCTTGTCGATCTTCGGCGGGATGCAGATAGATGCCGGGCAATGCCAATTGGCGGTGATCATAGGCCTCGACGACGGCGTCATAGGAGGGCCAGGCTTTGAGGCCGAGTGGCGATTGAATCTAGATGGTCCCGTCTCGCAAATTAATCACACCCTAACACTCTATGCCGCCAGCGGTGCTATTTGCGATTTCGTCGGCAGCACGGTGGACCTCTATGAGTGACTGCCAGCCACAACCGACCGGCACGCCAGGTATCTTCCGCTGTCCAGTCTGCGGACTCCAGAATCCACGCCCGATCAAAAAACCGTTCGTTCATCAGTGCAAAAAATCTGAGCTGTTCTCAGAGCCGTGGTCCGACGAGGATGTTACATTCATTTTAGAAGTAGTATGCCCCTCTTGTCCTGAACAGAGGTATTCCAATAAACGCTGCCATTACAGATGCAAGAAGGGAATTGAAATCACTTTGCTTGTAGGATCGATGCAAGGAGCTTGTCCGATTTATTGTTGGTAAAACCAAGGGAAAGCAAGATGAGATCGTGCATTTATTTTGAAGAGATCCCAAATTCTGAAATTCATACCTGCTTCAAGTTCGATAGATGTAAGCTAAAGGACGGAGATGCAGATATTCCAAGCTGTAACAAATGTAAGCAAAAGCTTCTTCTGGACGATAAAGACTTTCTGAGCAAATGGGAAGATCCCGTCCGAATTCTGGATAGGAAGAAGAACCCTACGGACAGTCTCAGAAATCTACTTGCTGGAACCCCCGCATTTCTGATTGGAGGTGGTCCTTCCTCCAACGATCTTCCTCTTGAAGAACTATCCCGGCGGGGTGTCTGGTCGATGGGGATCAACAATGTGGCAGCCCATCCCAGAATCCGTCCACAGGCTTTTGTCTGCTCGGACCCGCCGATGAAGTTCTCCCATAGCATTTGGCTAGATCCCGGCATCATGAAGTTCGTTCCCATCCCTAAGCTAAGCCGGGGGTATCGAGGGAAGGTTCGCCAAAAGACAGAAGATGGCAGTTTTGTAACTCTCGACCAGAGAACCGAGGATTGTCCCAATGTTTGGGCTTTCAAGCGGGAGAGCTGGTTTACTCCTACCAACGATTTCTTCCTCACAGACGGCGTGTGTTGGGGAAATCACAAATCTGGGGTTGCAAAAACGGGTAGGGAGAAGGTAGTATGTACGATGTTTCTGGGGATGAGGCTGTTGCGTTATTTGGGGTGCTCAAAGCTTTTTCTGTTGGGAGTGGATTTCCTAATGGCTGACGGCTATGGGTATTCCTTCAATCAGGCTAGGGATGCGGACGCTTGCAATTCCAACAACGAACACTATTTGGTAGTAAACAAATGGCTTTGTGAGATGCAGGCGGCGGGAGTCTTTGAACGGTTTGGAATGCCCGTTTATAACTGCTTTGAGAGATCGGGACTGAGGGCTTTTCCGTACGTACCTTTCGATGAGGCCGTCGATGAGTGTTGCGGAATCGTGGAAAGGGAACCCAACATTTCCCGATTTTACGAGAAAGTGGACAAATGAGGAGAGTCCGAAATGAAAACCGCCAAGTGGGAAGATAAGGTTTGGGGACGTGTTATGCACGTCTTTTCTTTTTGTAATGCTGCTGTCAGCTATTTGGAAGTGAAGAAGGGTTATGAGTGCAGCATTCATTATCACAAAAAGCGGGTAAACCATTTTGCTGTCATCAAGGGGAAGATTCGGATAGAAGAGTGGTTGTCAGAAGATCTTCTAGGAAAAGCAGATTGCATAACAGAGTTGAATGAAGGAGATACCTACTCAGTTCCAATCTGCGTGAAACACCGATTTCAAGTATTGGAAAGTGGCATTGTCGTTGAGTATTACGGTCCACACCATCCTAGCTATGATGTAAGTTTAGACGACATTGTTCGGCAGGATGAAGGTGGGAAGATGGAGGGGTTTTGATGCGTCGACATACTCGCAGATTGGTTAAAATATTGACTCACTGTGGAATTGTTCCTTCCAAAGGCGCAGAGATTGGTGTTTTTATGGGGAATAATGCGGTCGGTTTGTTGGATACTTTTCCAGATTTGCATTTAGTTCTCGTCGACAGCTACGAACTTGAGCAGCGCGGGGCTACTGTCGAAGATGTTCAGATAGTTCGCCGGATGAAACGGGTGCAGAAGAAAGCCAAAGTTCGTTTTATCGAATATGAGGACAGGATTCTTTGGAAGTACAAGCCCAGCGTAGAAGCTGCTAAGGAGATCGAGAACGAGTCGCTTGACTACGTCTTTATCGATGCTGAGCATACCTATGAAGCCGTCTCAGCAGACATCGAAGCTTGGTTGCCGAAGATCAGAAAGGATGGTAGAGGATTGATCTCGGGGCACGATTACGTTCTTCCGAAGTACCAGGGGTTAGTCCGAGCCGTCCACGAAAGGTTTGGTGAACGAGTGAAAAACATCCGAGATGTTTGGTACATCAATCTGGACGAGTTTGACAAATGCTAAAGGTGAGATCGGGAGGTTTGATTATTGGGTATGACTACACCCCTACCTACCGTGGGCTCAAACGCGCTGTGAGAGAAGAATTCGGAATTGTCAACGCCAATGGGGATGTTTGGTTTACGCAGAAATTAGGAAACTGAAATGAACTTTACAACAGTCTGCGGTTTGGATCGTAGACATCTGGAACAGCTTAGTCTAGTCTGGCCGACATGGAAGAAGAACAAGCCAGACATTCTCAAGAACCCAATGCTTGTTTTCTATGATTATGAACAAGTGAGCCATGAGCAAGTTCAAGAGGTTTTGGATCATCCAAATCTGGAGATCCGTTACTGGCCAAGATGGAAAATTTTTTACGGTATAGGTGACGGCAGTAAGTGGGCAGAACCTCAGCGAGTGAAGATGCTAACGGGTTTTGTCTACATCTCAGGGCTGTTTGTAAAAACCAAATACTGGTTGAAGCTGGATACAGACGTAATCGCCCGTGATCAGCCAGATTGGATAAATCCAGACTGGTTCAAGAACGATCCTGCTATTGTTTGTCCTCCGTGGGGTTTTACTCGTCCTCCTGAGCAAATGCTTTTCATGGACGATTGGGTAGAGCAGAACAAGAACAGGTTTCCTTTCCAAGAGATTGCTGGAAAGCCGCCTCTGGATCTTCATCCAGACCAAGGTGAGGATCGTGTGAAGCATAAGAGGATTTGCAGTTGGTGTGGCTTCTTCAAATCTTCTTTGTCTAGGACATGCTTTCAGCTGGCGCAGGCTGGGTGTGGGCCAGGATTCCTACCGATCAATTCTCAGGATGGGTATATGTGGTATGTAGCGAAGAGGCTTGGTTTGGGAATCGAGCGTGTCAGGATGAAGAATTTGGGTTGGGAGACTTGGAGTAATAGGGGGAATCTCGTGAAAAATACAATGGAGATTATGAATGCCTAGCAGATTGATGAGAAGATCTGGTACTTCTGCCGTCCACATGAGCAAGCTGATTGGTTGGAGACCAAAGACGGTGATTCAAGCTGGTATTGGTTTGAATTGGGAAGAGGTTGATTGTTTTATGGAGCAATGGCCCGACATCCATTTTGAAGGATTTGAACCCAATCCGTTGTTGATTCGGAAATTGAAGAAGGCTAACTATCCAGGCAACTACTATCCCTACGCCATTGGGGATGCTAAAGGGATTGGAGAACTGCGGTATCGACGGAGACACAAAGATGGTTCGTCCCTGAACGATATTGGAGACAAGGAGGATGAACCCACCAAAACTGCTTCGGTGGAAATCGTGACCTTGGACGAGTTCTTTGCGGGCACAGTTTTTGAGCAGCCAATTCTTCTATGGTTGGATTGCGAAGGGTATGAACTGAAAGCTTTGCGCGGAGCCGAAGCTTTTCTTGAAGGCGTGGGCATGATCAATGTTGAGATGACAGGAAATCCCAATGGGGAGGGTTGGTGCAAACCTTGGGAAGTGCATCGGTTCATTGTCGATCACGGTTTTGTTCTCCAATACATCCACACGTTTCGTAACCACCAAGGGCAGTACGACGGGCTGTACGTACGTCCTTGCATGTTCCATCTCGAATACAGCTGTTCTCCTTGCAGATGCAAAGATTGTGGGAGCTAGAATGAGAAAAAAGAAAAAGAAGATTCTTCACCATGAAGTAATCATCAAGTTCCTTCAGCGGGAAGGTTTTAAGGATGGAGACTTTGTGGGTTGTGAGGTTGGAGTGTTTACATCCAGAACTTCTGTAAATCTACTGGAAGCTTTTCCCAAACTGTTTCTGTACATGGTAGATCCTTGGGATTCTAATAATACCGAAGGATCTTTGAAAGTTCACCGCACCAAAAGGTTTATGGATACTATTTGCGAAGAGGCTTACCAAAAGACCAAGTTTGCAAGAAGCAGGCGAGAGATTATGAGGATGGTAAGTGTAGCAGCTTCGCGGGTTGTTGACGACGAATCTTTGGATTTTGTCTTCGTGGATGCTGGACATTTTTACAAGCAGACAAAGTCCGACTTGGAAGCTTGGTGGCCAAAAGTAAAGAGTGGTGGTTTTCTCATAGGGCATGATTACAACGGACGCATGGAGAAGAATGGAATCTGGGGAGTGAAGAAGGCTGCTGATGAGTTCGCTAAGAAAAATGGAGTGGAGATAGAACTGCACGAAGCGTTGATCTTTACCACCAAGAAACCATAATTTTGAGTGTTCCAATGAGATCCCGAGTAGTTTATCTGATGAGCGGTAGTCCGCACTTGCCCTATCTTGTCTGTTCCCTTTGGACGCTGAGAAAACATTGGGAGGGTAAGCTGACTATCTGTGCTTGGCCCGAGGCTTATGATCTGACGTTACGAATTGCCCAAGACGAAAGACTAGCGGTCTCGGACGTGCGGGAGAGGGATCCGCAGTTTACAGAACGGAACGGTAGTTGTGTAAATCATTCTCTTGATAAGATCAGGATGATTCAAGAGATGAAGGACAAAACGGATGTTGTGATGTACATCGATGCTGATACTACAATCCATTACACCATTCAACCCCTGCTGGACATTGGTTTTCAGTATGGTTTTGTGGCTACTCAGTTCAATGATTGGTTATCCACGGGAAACAAAGCCAGAGGACGCCTGAAGAAGTTTCTAGGCATAGAGGGCATAGATCAGTCAATCGTGCAGTTGATGATGAGGGAACCTTGGCCTAGCGTCAACAGTGGTGTGTTTGTTGCCCGTCCAGGCTCTCCCGTGCTGGAAACCTACTACAACTATACATACGCAGCCAGGAAGGTTTTCATTGCTGACGAGACGGCTTTGAATCTCATGCAACCGTTGTACCGTCCTCTGCGGCAATTGGTTACAGTAGGGGATAATGGCAAATGGAACTGCTCTCCGAAGTTCCAATCCAAAAAGCTTGCCGATGAAGACATTGCAGTACTCCACTTCCACGGCGATTCCTGCGTTCGTCCAGAAAAGAAGAGTCAGAGAGGTTTTGATTTGTGGTGGCCGATCTATCAAGAGTGCCTCCGAGAAAATGTGGGAGGGATGGCAGAATGGAAAGACTCGATCAGAACCAAATATCTAGGTCCGCTTGAAAAGCAGTTGGCGGAAGAAGCTTCTGAGTAGAATTTATATGCCCAAGCCGACGATTGATCAGAGTGAGCACGATTTCCAGTTCACCAAACGCTGGTTTCGTACGTCGCAAGAGAAAATCGTTTTGGTGTGGGTAGAGGTTCTGTTGATCTGATCATGGTGGATGGACATCACAAAAGCTTTGCTGTCGCTGAGGATGCTAGGATTAGTTTACGGCTGCTGCGGCAGGGAGGATGGTTGCTGTTTGACGATGTTGAAAACATGCGAAAAAAGAAGGATCATGTAAAGCAAGGAATAGAATTGTTTTTGTCCAAACATAGTTGCAGGGTAAAACTACTCTGGAAACATCATTTTATGGAGGCATATCAAAAGCTATGAAAGGAAATCCTGCCGACGTTCCCAAGGAAGCTGCTTTAGCTCCAGCAGAGATTCCGCCTGATGTGACTACTGCCAGGTTCATGCTCCATATCACGTATGATTGCAATCTCTCATGCAAAATGTGTGACAGGTTTACAGATGTGTCGAGATGGGAACATGCAAGCATGACTATAGAGGACATCATCCGTGGTTCGGAGATGTGTCTCAAGAGTTATGTCAACGCTGTTTGGGTCAAGGTGGCTGGTGGAGAACCTATGGTTCATCCTCAGTTCTACGAGTTGTGTGAAGCTATTAAAAAGAATTGGATGCACACTCGCATAACTAGATTCACAATAGCTTCAAATGGAACAATTCCTCTCAAGGAAAATCACAATCTCCGAGTACGGGTGTCTACTCCTGATGAAAAATATCATCAGCCTTGCATGATTTCTCCAAAGGATCTTGGAGAGAATCCTATTATGGGCTACACAAGGATTTGTAAATCCATCATGCGTTGTGGCAGAATGTTCGACACCTTTGGCTTCACGTCATGCGCCTACGCTGGCGTAATCGGGAGGATGATAAACTACGATCCTTACCGAGAACGTCCCGTGTTGTTTGGAGATATTCGGATTTGCGAACATTGTCCAATGTCACTTTCTCACAGGCGCAGAACTCAATTGCGGAAGCAGGTGGCGGAAGGGAAAATCGAATACCCCACAAAGACGTACAGGGAAGGAATCGAGAGACTTCGAGATGAACCTGTCACCTTTCCCAAATTTCAAGAGCGTTTGCAGTGAAGACGATTGAGATAGTTTCCCATTGCCAAGCAGTTCAAAATCCTTGGTATGCCTCTCTGCTGAATTACCAACTGAGCAGTTTGTTTTTGTATCCGTCTAAGAACTGTAAGATTCTTGTCACAATTTGTTGCAACCGAGAGGACGTCAGAACAAATCGAGTCTTGAATTTTTACAAGCCAAAATTGGATTTGAACATCATTTATCAACCTTTTCCTGAATTGGGTAGAAGATCCATCGGCAGAGATTTGGTAGCACGTAGGACGGAAGCGGATATCGTTTGGTTTACCGATGTGGATTTCCTGTTTCGTGACAGTTGTTTGCAAACGCTAGTTGAACACCCCTGGAGTGGTTGTGTGGAAGGACTTCCACACAAAGACTCTCCTGCAATAGTCTATCCTTCAGTGATTCAAGCGCAGCGATTGGAACAAGGACTAAAGCTATCTCCAGACAAACTTTTGATAGGGTTAGTAGACATCGACGAGAAAGAGTTTGAACCTTTGGAATTTGATCGTCCGACAGGGGCTTTGCAGATCATTAAGGGGCCATTAGTTAGAGAGTGGGGATACTGCCGCGACAACCACCACGAACTCCCAGAAGATGGTAGCTTTGATAGATGCCTTGGGGATCCTACTTTCCGAAGAATGTACAGGAACAAAGGGCATTGGAAACCCATAGATTTGCAAGGAGTGTACCGATTACGACATCCTCTGCGCGAAGGGCATAGACTCAAGAAGATAGAAGAGAAAAGGCTGAGACGCCAGAAATTACGGGAGAATAATGGCTAGGTTTCTTGGTGACACAAATGACTTTTTTCTGCACATACCTCGGACAGGAGGTTCTTGGATCCAAAAAGCTTTGGACGCGAGTAAGATCAGAACCTTTCTGTGGAATTCTAGAAGACCTTCCCAGATAGCCATGAAGCATTTTCTGCTGGGACATATTGAGTACGACAGTCTCGCAAAGTTGAATCGAGTATTTACTTTCGTACGGCACCCAATTTCATACTATGAGTCTGTCTGGGGTTGGATGATGGAATCGAAAGGCAGTAGAAACAATTGGAGAATACTCAAGCGGTACGATTGGCATCCACATTTGGCAGCAATAAATAGTTTCCATCCTGATTTCAATGCTTGGTTACAGTCGTTGTTAGACAAGGAGCCTTGCTGGTACACTCGCTTAGTGGAGCAGTACGTTGGTCCTCAAGGAGGAGAGTTTTGTGATTATATAGGACGTACTGAAACACTGACGTCTGATTTCTTTAGAATATTGGAATGGTTGGGTTACAGTGAGCAGGTTGTGAAACACAGGGACGAGGTTGAGAAGCTGGGACGAATCAATCCATCTATACGGAAACCGGAATGGGAAACTTCTTTGGTGGAGCGGGTAGTACACGAAGAACGGCGAGTGGTTAAAAGATTTTATGGTGCTGATGAGCACCGTAGATTTTATGGTTCTCGTACTCTGTGAAAGGTTTTGTGGTGGATGTTGAAATTGTTTCTCACTGCTATTCGGAAAGTGATCCTTGCTACGCCGTCTTTTTGGATTTTCAACTTAGTTCGATTCTGCTCAACCCTTCCAGTTGCAAAGTGCAGATGACCGTTTGCTGTACTCCTTCTGACGAGCGTACTCAAAAGGTTTTGGAGTTCTTCAAAAACAAACTGAATCTGAAGATTATCGAGTTGTCAGTAGAGAAACTGGGCAGAAGAAGCGTTGGTAGAAATATGGCTGCTAAGCAGACAGAAGCGAATTTTGTTTGGTTTGCAGATACCGATTATCTCTTTGGAGACAACTGCCTAGATACGCTGGTAGAGTATGAATGGGAAAAGAAGAGAGTGTTGGTTTATCCAAGGAAGGTTCGTTTTCATAAGAGACACGAATTGGGTGATTCTTTAGTAAAACAACATGACGGAACGGTTGGAATTTTTGGTGTCAACGAAGATGAATTCGTAACCAAAACCAACAAGATGGCTTGGGGAGGAATACAGATAGCCCGTGGAGATCACGTTCGTAAGCACGGTTACTTGGATGGATTTCAGAAGTTTATGAAGGGGGCCGAAAAACCGTTTGCTGATTTTCGGGATGACGTGCGTTTCCGAAAGTGTTGTGAGAAGAAAGGCATTACTTTACCTCTTAGAATCCCAAATCTTTATCGGCTTAGACATTCCTACATTTCGTGCCGCAGACGGCCTGGGCATGTTCCACTAAACATCCGAGATTAGTTTTGCTGAGGAGATTCACATAAAGATCATCGAGATAGTTACGCATTGCCAATCCATAAGACGGGACTTTTACGCCGCTCTTTTGAACTACCAACTCAGCAGCTTGGTTATTTATCCCCCAACGAAATGTCATGCTAGAGTTACTGTTTTCTCCAGCCGTGAAGATGAACGCACCCAGAAGGTTCTTGAGCATTTTTTGGGTCTAGACAAACTAGATTTGAATTGTGTGTATCAGCCTTTGGAGGAATTGGGAAGAAGATCTATCGGGAGAGACTTGGCGGCAAAGAAAACAAAAGCGGACATTGTCTGGTTTACCGATGCGGATTTTTTATTTCGAGATGGGTGCCTGGATTCTTTGGCAACCAAGCAATGGAGGGATGGTACTGCTGCTGTAATCCCCAAGAAATTTAGGGTGAGCAGAAGCGAGCAGTTTGGGATGAAAGCCATTAAGAGGGTGGATCGTCCCAGGGTTCTGGACATAAAAGAGGATGAATTCGGAAATTCTATCTGTACTCGCATGTTGGGAGCTTTGCAAATAGTCAGAGGACCAGAAGTAAAATCTTGGGGTTATTGTCGGGGTCATAGATACCACCAATTACCTACAGATGGAACATTTGAAAGATGTCGTAGCGATACCGAGTTTCGACGGTTCTGGGGGACGAGGGGCGATGTGCAGAGAATCGCTATACCCAATCTGTATAGGATATTACATCCCCATCCTCCCCGAAGGTGAGAGAGAAAACTAATTAACCAACCAGAAGAAGTTCTCGTGACAGAATAATAGTATTGAAAAATGATTGAATTTACAAACTTTCAGTTAGCCAGTCCTCCACTGGTTGGAGGAGGTTGGTTGCTTGAAGTTCTTTTGCGGCAGAAGGTGTGTCCAACGGAAAGAGTTTCTTGTACGCGGGAACTGCTTCAGCCTTTCCCAAACGGAAAAACCAATGATCGTTTAAGAATTTCTTTTGTCAGACATCCTTGCGACTGGTTGTGTGATGTGTTCAGTCGGGAAGTTTTGTTGGATAATGACATAGACCTTCTACCCCGAACTAGCCTGGATGATTTTGTCAAAGCTTATCTGGATCGGTTTCCTGGTTTGATTTCTAAAATCTTCCTTTCGTACAAAGCAGGTTCTTTTCTGCGTGCCGAAGACCTGCCAGGGTGTGCTTACGAACTGCTGGAAATGCTTGGGATACCAAGACCGGAAACAGTGCCTCAGCTAACCCATTTGAGACTTGCTCCCAAATTGAGTAGTAAGAACCTACGTCGAGAACTCAGAAAAGCCGAAGAGGAGATATTTGATGCCTTCGACTACTACTAAGGGGAAAGTTGCAATCGTCATTCCTGCCCGCATGGAAAGCAGTAGGTTGCCTAACAAACCATTGCTGCCCATCCAAGGCAGACCAATGCTCTGGCATACGTATGATAGAGCTAGGCAATCCAAAGCGGATCATATTATAGTCACTACTCCAAACAAAGAGATTGCTGAGTATTGCCAAACAATGAATATGATATGGATGGGATCCTCTACAGAAAACCAGAACGGGACTCAGAGGGTTGCTGAGATTGCCGAGAAGCTGAGGACCGAAGCGGGAATTGAAACTATCATCAATTTGCAGTGCGATGAGTATTGCATTAAACCAGAAGATTTGGATTGTTTTATCGACTTCTCCATCGACTCCTTTTACGACAAGCTTTGCTTTGATGTCTGCACGATAGCTGCTCGGAGATGTTCCTGGGGGAGTCTTGACGATTTCAGCATAACCAAGGTAGTTGTTTCGGTGAGTAATCGAGCCCACTGGTTCAGCCGAGCCCCTATGGGAGGATCTCTTTTTCATTGTGGTATCTATTCTTACCCTCTACGTGAACTGATCTCGCTAGGGCAGCTTCCTCCTTCGAGTCTCAGCAAATGCGAAAGCTTGGAGCAGCTGACTTTTCTCGAAGACGGTCGTTTGGTAGGTGCTCTTGTTGTGGATGAGCTTCCCAGATCTCTCAACACAAAAGAAGAGTATGATGAAATCAGACGACAAGAATTGGAAGTCAATTGAAATTGTTGTTCATTGTTATGCGAAAGAACGTCCTTGGTATGCTGCTCTGTTTTGTTACCAGTTTTCTTCTTTAGTTCTATTTCCTCCCTCCTGCAATGTGCGGCTAACTCTCTTCTGCGATCCAAAAGATGAGGTGCTTGGAAAGTTTCTGGATTTCTTTTGCAAGCACTATTTATTTGGAGTCGACTTGAATGTTATCCATAAGGATGTTTCCAAGCTCGGACGGCGGGCGATAGGAAGAAATGAAGCGTCGAAGAGTACCAATGCCGATATTGTCTGGTACACGGATCCCGACTATGTTTTCGAGCAAGGATGTTTGGATGCTTTGTCAAACACTACTTGGCCCGACAACGCAGTGCTGCTATTTCCCCATTCAGTCTTCGAGCAGTACCCAAAGCGAATAGACGTTCCCGAATTGAGAGATCTTGTAGAGAGACCTCGGCTGGCGCGTCTAGCTCCTCACGAGAAGTGTATCAGCTTTTATAGTCATGCGTTCTTCAGGGCGATGGGATCGATTCAAATCGTTCAAGGCGACTTTGCCAGAAAGTATGGATATTGTCCCCATCATGATAAATTCCAATCTCCAACAGACAGTCCTTTTGATGGTTACTCTTCACAGTCGGATCTGTCTTTTCGACTCGGCTGCAAACGGATTGCTAGAAACGCTGACTTCCAGCAGCCGGTAGACATTCCTAACATTTACCGCATGTCTCATCCGTCGCGACGGCATTCGGCGGAGAAGGCAAAACTAAAATGTGGGTGGTAGCATGTTCACTTGGTTGAGAAACAAACTAAGGAATTGGCTTCTCGAAGCGGGGGAGGAAAAACCTCCGAAGTTGACTCTCGATTGTCTAGAGAACAACAAGCCTGCAACGTATCTCATCACAGGAACAGTAGGACTCTATTTGATTGCGCAGGGCAGAGGATTAGTGGGAGAGGGAATTGCTGTGGATCGGGAACACTACCACCAGATCTGGCGGCACTTCAACAGACACGTCAAATTGGAGTGGGTAGGAGACATCCCTCCAAACGAGAAGTCTTGACTACACCTTTCTGGTGTGGTATACTAGTTGTTGCTTTTGGACAAGCTGGCCGTCTCTATCCGTGTGGAATGATGACTCTCAAACCATTCAAATACCAACGGGAAACCCTGGATGAGATCGACGAGTTCGGAGGGAGATCCCTCGTCGGGCATCAAATGGGGCTTGGTAAGACTCTTATCACTCTCTGGTGGATGAAGCGGCATCGGAAGGAAGCCTTCCCTGCTCTTGTCGTCTGCCCAGCAAGTTTGAAACTGATGTGGGCTCATGAGGCTCGGAGTATTTTGGGAATTGAACCGTTGGTGCTGCAAGGAAGAAAAGCCCATGAGGATAAGATTGGCTGGAGTGAAAAGTTTGTCGTCATCAATTATGAGGTTTTGCAAAATTGGAAAGAGGTTTTAGACGATTACCAGTTTCAAACATTGGTACTCGAAGAATGCCAGTATTGCAAATCGCACACAACAAAGAGGACAAAAGCTGCAAAGTATTTAGCTAGGCATATTCCATACGTACTAGCACTCAGCGGGACACCAATGTTGAATCGTCCCATTGAATTGCATCCTGTATTGGACATGATTTCTCCAAAAACTTTTGGCACCAGGTTCAATTTTGGAAAGAAGTTTTGTGCAGGAAGACTTGGTCCTTGGGGTTGGGAATTCAAAGGAGCGACACACACCGATGAGCTTCATGCCCTCCTCAAGAAAACTTGCATGACGCGAAGGCTGAAGTCAGAAGTTCTCAAGGATCTTCCCCCAAAGAATCGATTTGTTGTTCCCGTCCCGATGCGCAATCCGGAGGAGTACGAGGAGGCTCAGGATAACTTTCTGGAGTGGTTGGAAAAAAAGGATTCTACGAAGGCTGCTCTCGCCAAAGAGGCTGAGGCAGTTGTACAACTTGGCTACTTGAAAAGGCTGGCAGCGCGACTCAAAGCCAAGTATGTGGTTCGTTGGATCAACAAATGGCTAAAGGACAGTAATGGGGACAAGCTGGTTTTGTTTGCAGAACACCGAGGAATGCTTGGTGTATTGGAAAAGCGTTGTAAGGCAAAATCGGTTGTTCTCGAAGGTCGAACTTCAATGAAGCGGCGGAACGAACGGGTTGAGCAATTCCAGAATGACCCCGAAACGAGATTATTCATTGCAAATAGACAGGTGGGAGGGACGGGATTCACTCTCACAGCTGCTTCCACTGTCGTTTTCACCGAGTTCGACTGGGTTCCTGCTAATCTCATTCAGGCTGAAGATCGGATCCATCGAATAGGACAAACCAGAAAAGCTTTGATTTACTACTTCGTCGCGATGGGGACAATTGAAGAATCTTTGTGTGGCATCATCCAGTCTAAACAGAGGACTTTCGACGCCGTTCTCGACGGCGGGAAAATGGATGACAGCATGGACATTTATAACCAACTTTTGGAGGAGTACAAAAATGGATCTTGAATATTTGAAGTTGGTTGCCGCCCTCCTCGTTTCTGTTGTTTTCATTTTCACAATTTTCTATCTGACGACGAGAAAGGATTTTTAGCGTGCTTTCCATCACTGATGTTTTGCGAGAACACGGTGTCGACTTTCGTGAATTTTCTGACCACAAAAATGTCCGCGAAGGTTGGATTGGAGTCTGCTGTCCATACTGCGGAGATTTGGAAGGCAAGTTCCATCTCGGCATCGAAGTTGATGCTTCCAGAGCCACTTGCTGGGTTTGTGGTTGGCATCCTTTAGCTGATGTTCTGAAAGAACTCACAGGAGAGCCCTACAGTGCGTGTCAGACGCTTTCCGAGACTCTGCACGAACCAACAGCCGCCAAGGACAGATTGCCCAGAGGAGGCAAGCTGAGGCTTCCTGCGGGCATTGGCAAATTTGAGGAAGCCCATCGCCGGTATCTTGAGGGACGGCAGTTTGATCTGGATGAGTTATCTGAAAAGTGGGGAGTGGCTGGGATAGGAATCGCTGCCCGCCTAGCTTGGAGAATATTTGTTCCAATAACCCACGAAGGGGAAACGGTTTCGTGGACGACTCGAAGTCTGTCGAAACGTGGTAGGTACATCAACGCAAGTGCTGAAGAGGAGATAGTGAATCCAAAATCCTTCCTTTTTGGCGAAGAACATTGCATCCACACGATCATCATCGTCGAAGGTCCATTTGATCTTTTCAAAGTAGGTTATGGTGCAGTTGCTACGATGGGAGTCGGGTATTCTCCCGAGCAATTTGCAAGAATGACGAAGTACCCAAATCGAATAGTCTGTTTTGACAACGAGCCGATCGCGCAAAGGAGAGCGTTGACACTTTGCAACGATCTCGAAGAGTATCCTGGAGAAACTACAAATGTGGTTTTGAAAGCTAAAGATCCGGGAAGTGCCTTTCCTTTTGAAATCTCACAGTTAAGGAAGAAATTTCTGGTTTAGGAGAACCCAATGCCTAAGATTTGTTACATCGAAAAGAAATTCACTACCGCCAGTCGCAGCCTAATAACAAAAGCAAATGAAATCATTCGGGAGTACTCCCTGCAAGGATTTCGGCTGACGCTACGACAACTTTACTACCAATTCGTAGCCAGGGATTGGATAGAAAACAGCCAGAGAAGTTACAAGCGACTAGGTTCTGTAATTGGAGATGCGAGGAATGCTGGCCTGGTCGATTGGTACGCCATCGAGGACAGGACTCGCAATGTGCGTGCTCTGAATCATTGGGATCATCCTAGCGACATTCTTCGGGCTTGTGCCGGACAGTTTCAATTAGATTTGTGGAAAGGGCAGGCGTACCGTCCAGAAGTTTGGATTGAAAAGGATGCTCTCGTCGGCGTCTTTGAGCCCATTTGCCAAGAATTGGATGTTTCTTTGTTTTCTTGTCGAGGTTACACCAGCCAGTCTGAAATGTGGACGGCTGCGCAACGAGTCAAGTCCAACCGTACAGAAGATCAGAGATCTGTTATTCTTCATTTTGGAGATTACGATCCCAGTGGCATTGACATGTCCCGAGACATTTGTGACAGGCTGGAACTGTATTCTGGTGAGGCGGTCCATTTCGAGCGATTAGCGTTAAACAGAGATCAGGTTGATCGATATGGACCTCCTCCAAATCCTGCGAAGGTGACTGACAGCAGGTTTGCGAATTACGTGAGAATTCATGGAGGAGAGAGTTGGGAACTTGATGCTTTGGAACCGGCTGTTCTTGCAGATTTGGTTCGGGAAAACGTGCTAGACTATCGAGCGGATGGACTTTGGAATGAAGCTGTGGAACGACAACAAGCAGCAAGAAATCGGTTGCAGGTTCTTGCCGACGAGTGGGAGGATTAAGGATGAGTAACATTTGGCTTACTGCCGATACCCACTTCGGACATGAAGCAATACTGAAACACATGCCTGAAATCCAATGTACTTGAGCACTGCAAACGGGGAATAGCAAATGGCTGTTGATGACAAAATCCCTTTCAACACAAAAGTTCCCATTGTACTCTGTACTGAAACGTACAAGTTGTCAATTTGGCTGCGGGAAAAGATGGATTTGAGTAAGTACCGCTTCAACAAAAAGGTTGGTTTGACGAACGGCGCTTTAGATCCTTACGAGAAAAAGGAAAAACCTTTATCAGTTCCAATTTTGCAGAAGATTTCCAAGAGTTGTAAATGCTCTTTTTGGATTAGTGGGAAGTTGGTAGTGCTGGTCAGTCCTCCCAAAACTCAGAAGTTTTTGCAGAAATATTCAGAATGTTTTATTCTGGCATACAAACACTCCCACTTCCTCTACGAGCATCTTACCGAAGTGGCAAATTGCTCAAACATATCCTTCTGGGTTGTGGCGGGACAGGTTGGAGTTTTGGGAGAAAAAGCTACCAGAGAATTTCGAGAGAAGTACATTGCCAAAAAAACCTAAAGTCGAGATTGTACACGGCGATTGTTTGCGAGAGCTTCTGAAAATTCCTACGGGTTCCGTGGATTTGATTTTTGCAGATCCTCCTTACAACATCGGCGTCGACTACGGGAAAGGCTGTTCGGCGGACAATCTACCTCTTCATTTATACCTTCGGTGGTGCGGAAGATGGATGCGACTATGCCGTGACGTTCTGAAGCCGTCTGGGACGTTTTGGGTAATGATCAATGATGAACACGCTGACTACTTTGGTATCATGCTTAGAAAGTTTGGATTCCATCGCAGATCTTGGGTGAAGTGGTATGAGACTTTTGGTGTAAACTGTACGAAGAAATTCAACAGGACGAGCAGACATCTTTTCTACTGCGTTAAGAATCCGAAAGCATTCACGTTCAACGCCGACGCTATTCGAGTTCCTTCGGCGCGACTAAAGAAATACAAAGACGCAAGAGCTAATCCAAAGGGCAAGCTACCCGACGACGTGTGGGCAATCCCCCGCGTTGCCGGGACATTCAAGGAACGAGTAAAAGGAGCCAAAAACCAATTGCCTTTGGAGCTGTTGGAGAGGATTGTGGCTTGTTCTTCAAATCCCGGAGATTTAGTTCTCGATCCTTTTTTGGGGACGGGCACGACTGGAGTAGCAGCAATGGAGTATGGGAGAAAGTTTGTAGGGATCGATAGTAGTAAAGAGTTTGTCGAAATCGCTAAAGGAAGAATTTTAGAATGGGGACTGGAAACATTTGCGACTAAGGGCGGCTGGTTTCCGTGCGAGGAGATTACCCCCGGTGGAAGTGCTTGAAGAACTGGCGAACTGGCCGGAAGGCCAAGCGGATATTGCTGGCGTGCTAAACCGTCATCTAGTAATAGAAAAGGAAGGGAGTTGCCAAGATGAGAAGACCAAGCATCACTAAACCGCAAGCTGACAAAATCTGGAATCTTTGGCAGCAAGGAATTCCCATTAGAAAGATCTCCAGGGATCTGGATCTTTGCCGGAGATCGGTTCAAAGGTTTATAAATGAGAGATGTTTTCCAGAAGGAAAGAAGTCCAAAAATAAAGTTGCGAATAAACCACCAACAAAAAAGGAGAAGCACGTTCTGCCACCAGACAGAAGTGCTGAGGTTGTGTGGTGCAAAGCCTGTAGCGCTTACGTCTACCCTCCTTGCCTCGCTTGTCAAATACGATCAATAAAAGAGAGGAACAACCGTGAAAAATTTTGAACTGGTAGGAGTAAGGTTCAATTGTTTGACGGGAAAACCCAGTGTCGTGGTGTGTGGGGTTACTTTGGAGAAGAGCATTCTTTTAGGACCGTGGATCCGAGTTCACGGCGGAGTGACTGGACACGAATCGTTTTGTTTGGGAGGCAAATCCGCAGCGGACCTCAAAAGTATGACAACCTTTGGTTGGCACGCTTGCGCAGGAACTCCCGGAAGATGGGATGCGCTATTTTTTCACGGGTTACAAATGGCAAAACTTTTCAAGGATATGGGGATAGATGATGATTGAGAAATCTCATTGTTATGGAGATGAACATTGGATACAAACTTTCACGGGCAGAAAGTTCTGGCCATTGGATCCAAAACCTGAAGATGTTTTTATCGAAGACATTGCACATTCCCTCTCGTTGACTTGCAGGTTTGGTGGGCACGTTAAGGAATTCTATTCCGTTGCCCAGCATTCCGTTCTCGTTTCCGAGTGCTGCATGTCCCAGAAAAAGTGGGGGTTGCTGCACGACGCGGCGGAAGCGTACCTAGCAGATATTTGTAAACCAATCAAACCCTACATGAACGGCTTTGCGGATTTTGAGGAAGATGTGCTAATAGCTGTTTCGGAAAGGTTTGGGTTGACATATCCCATTCCCACTTCCGTCCATCTTCGGGATTTGCAAATGTTAGCCACGGAGCAAGCCCATCTGATGGATGCCGGATTGGATTGGGTAGGTTTGGGTTCGGTATGTCCTATTGAGAATTTGAATATCGAACCTTGGCATTCTAGTTCTGCTGAGATGAGTTTTCTGTCTGCGTTCGAGCGTTTGTTTGGGCGCGCGGAAGATGTTGAAAACTGTTTAAGTGACGTTCTTTAAGGAGATAGGCGTGAAAGTCTCAACTCTTTTTTGGTTTTTTCTGGGCGGTATTTTTTTCTTGGCGGCTACGGCGATTCCGTTATTTGCTCAATATATGTATGTTTGTGGACCCGAATGGCTGCGGCATGGGGAGCCTGTTGGACTTGCTATTTCCAGCTTGTTGGGATTCGCACTGACTGTGGTGTGTGGAGGAATTTGCATTTCTTTGGGTGATAAGTCGATAAAATGATGGTTATCCGAGTGTGCAGAAGTTTGAAGCTAGCATTTTGATTCTAAAGATGGTAAGATGAACCATACGCCCCCGGCGCGGAAAACTCTTGGCTGTTCTTTCAGCCGCTAGCTTTGTCCAACCGCGCCGGGGGTTTTCTTTTTGGGATGAAGCTATGATGACCCGAGTAGAATGTTTGAAAAGAGAGTTAGCAGCGTTACAGGAGCTTGGGATAGAGACTCCCGAGGAGGAGAAGGAATTCCGCAAGCTGATGGACGAACACAACCAGCTAACGGGACGGCGGGATGTGCGGCAGAATATGATCAGGCAGAAACATTCAGAATCGCCTAGCGCAAGTGGGAGGTATCGCTACGAACATTTGAAGGATAAAGGAATGCATAAAACTTTTGGCGATCATTGATCTCGTAGAGTGGGAGAGTTGATTATGTCTCGTGAAAGCAACCATCTACAACGATACATTGCGGAGAGTTTGGCCGAACGGGAAGCTTGCCGAAAGTGGATTCGAGAAGCGGAAGCACGTTCGCCGTGGATCACCGTGACCGAACGTGATTGGGAACAGTTTGGTCACATGCCGGTAGGAGAATGGTTGATGGATAACCCGACCGACGACGAAGATCCTCGTGATGACTGGGAGGATTCTTGGGACGAGGAAATCTACGACTATTGTTCCCACTGCGGAAGGATGTTCGACATCATTGGAGGATGCTCTTGTAACAACGAAGAGTTTGAAGAAGCATGTCTTCTTGACGATTGGTATGAAGAAACCATCGAAGAGTATGGAGACAGGAGGTATCCAATGGCACATGTACGGGCGGCTAGGGAATACTTAGAAAGAAAAGGAGATTACAAATGTATCCCATAGAATTTCCAGAACAGAATTGTGTGTATGCGGAGAACCAGAATAAGTATTTTAGTCTTCCTTCCCACGAGACAGAGGAAGGCGAAGTGATCTCGTGCTGGAAATTTTCATGGAAGGAACGCTTGCGGGTGTTGTTTAGTGGAAAACTGTGGCTGCATCAGCTTTCCTTCGGCTCGCCGTTGCAGCCGCAGCTGCCGGAAGTCGTTAGCCCGTTTGAGAAGGGAGAACCAAAATGACCGTTAGAAAACTGGCTTCAGTATTTGGGGTTTTGTTTGGACTCTGGGTGTCGAGCATCGGAATCGGCTACGTGCTAGCCTCATTCACATTCTGGATGTGGCCAGAGTTGCTCTATCCAGCAGCCATGATGTGCATGAAGTATTGGTGTTGACAACGAGCAGCGGGATAGAGTTGGACGAGGAGTATTTCCAGATAGCCAAAGAGAGGTTGGAGAAATGTTCAGAACAAAATGCTTGATCGTCTTGCTGCTCGTCTCGTTTATCGGGTGTGGGGATAGCAAGCAGACCATCATCACCGTCTACGAATCCGAGATGCAAGAATTGACAAGACTGTGTTTGCATCAGTCTGCTATCGAGATCGAGGCGGATGATGAGATCCGTCAGATTGCCCGAGAGGTGGATGAGATCAACGATCAGTTTAGAGTTTTTAGTATTAACATGTCCAAAGGTGAGTTTGCTTCATTCAAAGAGAGAGCCTTTCCCGAGCGGGAGAAGCTGCAGGCTGAAATGTACACACTCGAAATCCGTAAGCGGGCGCAGATGAAGAAGTCCCAAGCCGCCATCGACAAGCAGGCGGAACGGGTGGCTGTGGCCAAGGCAAAGAGGGATAAGGTTTTGGGATATTGATCTTGACAGGGTGCTGGCATAGAAGTAGGGTGGCGGGCGGAACCAAGGAGTGATCGATGAAAAATATTCCCCCAACCCAGCAAAGTCTCAGTCTCTCTGGCTGGCTCCTTTGGTTCCACTGGGTTGGGGGTTTTTCTATTTGTGGGGTGAGAGATGATTGCAAAGAAACCATCTTCCAAATCATCATTTTCGTGCTGGATCATTCCGAAAAAGGTAATTGTTGCATATCAGAAGGAGAAGTTGATATACAAAGACGTTTTGGTTTACGCTGCTTTTGAAAATCGTGTAGACGAAGAAATTCCGATGTGGGATTTAGCAGTAGCCATAACGAATGACGTGCGGCTAGATTTCAATGATGTTTGTTTATCCATAGAAGATTTGTGCGACCAAGGTTTTATAGATGACTTGTATTTCAACAATCTGGTTGACAGTTTTGGAAATGAGCCTCTTCTTAATCCTGATTTTAGGCAGCTCATTGTGGCAAGAAACATCCGAGAGATGGAAGAGAAAGAACGGCTTCATCCTAGTCCTGTCCCACCGCCGAGAAAATCTCTTTCTCCAGGAGAACGAACAGTAGTTTTTGAAAGGGATAAATATCGTTGTGTGAGGTGTGGTACTTGGAAAGATCTCGCAGTGGATCATGTTGTCCCAAGAATCAAAGGCGGCACAAACGATCTAGATAATTTGCAAACCCTGTGCAAATCTTGCAATTCAAAAAAGGGTACGAAGACAAAACTTTATCGGAAAGGTTCCTAAAATGTCCGAAGAAAATGGGAATGGAACCGAGGGGGTTTTTCAAGGTTTCGAGAAACCAAAAAGCAACTATTCAAAACTTCCACACGATTGGTTTCCGTACATCGCAAAAATGCAGCTTTCTGAATTGAAAGTAATGCTGTACATCCTTCGGCATACTTGGGGATTCAGCGAGTATGGAAAACCAAAACGGATTTCCTTGGATGAATTTGCCAACGGAAGATGGAAGAAAGACAGCACCAGAATGGATTGTGGTACTGGAATGTCGAAGTCGTCGGTGCGGGAAGGACTCCAAAAAGCAGTGGAGCACGGGTTCCTAGTCGTGGTGAAAAAGAGAGGTAAGAACAATTCTCCAGAGCATTCTTACTGTCTAAATGTGCTGGGAACAAACCCCCCATCCACTGTAGTAGAATTCGGCACAGGTGTACTGAATTCCGATACACCGAAAACTGAATTCCGATACACCTCAGTACTAGAAAGAAACTTAGGAAAGAAACTTGGCAGAAAGTCGGACCCTGAAGGAACCGACAGCATGTGTGTTTCTGGCGATTCTCCCAACAAGTCTTCTGGAAATTTTAGAGAAGGTAAATTTTCTGGTAATTCTAATAATGGATCTTCTGGAAAAGGAAATAAGAAGGTTCCTACTTCTTGGGATTTGAAAGTAGCTAAGAAACTTCATAGTATTGTTTCTTCTCATATCAAAGTAAATGCAAAATCAAATATTCGGGAATGGGCAAACCACATCCGAATTTTGCGTGAGCATTACGAGGTAGACAAAGAAGACATCATCACAGCATTGAAATGGTATTCTAGAAATATTGGAAAAGAGTATGTTGTTGAAGCGTTTTCTGGAAAAGCGTTCAAAGAGAAGTTTGTGAACGGACAATTCAAACGAGCCTTCAACGAGGATGGTGGAGATGTCGAAGAACATCACAACCCCGAAATCGAAATTCAAGATCCGAAAACGGGAAAATGGCACAAGCGAGAAAAGCTCGATAAGTACAGAAGTGAATTTTTGAGAACTCATGGTCCCAGAATGATGAACCAAAAAGAGCTAAACGAGATTTTGGAAAAACACGGAATGGAACCAGACAGCATTTCCTACAAAGCTGTGAATCAGGCGTAATCATGGAAATACCAAAACATGAAAATCAAAAAGTTCAATCTTCAAAAAGCAAACTATGTGCTTGCTGGAATGATTTTGGATCCCACGGTTTGCGCCAGGATTTCTTCAAAATGGAAAATCGAAGGTTTGTTCGGTGGCAGATGGCAAAATATCGTAGCCGGATGGGCAGTCAAGCATTTCAAGGAATATGGGGAAGTTCTTGGCCAGGAAAGTGTGGAAGTCAGATTCTCCGAATGGGCTGCGAAGTCGAAAAGCGAAGCCGCAATAAATTCGATGGAGGAATTTTTCTACCAGTTCGACCAGAACTACGTCGAAAAAGTCCAGGGGATGTCGTCAGAGTACCTCTTGGATTTGGCCGGTCAGATCTTCGAGCGAGTCCGAATTAGGAACACAATTGAGCAAACTCAGTTCGATCTCGATGAGGATAACGTCGAGAAGGCGTCCAGGAGGCTCGCTGAGAGCCTCAAAGTGGAATTAGGTGCTGGGAGTCTCTTCAAGCCTGCAAGCGACTACGAGCGATGGCAGGCGGCTTTTGACGCAGATCAGTCAGAACCGTTAATTACGTATCCTGGGGCAATTGGGAAACATTTCGGGAGCGACTTCTCCCGTGATTCGTTCGTCTCGTTCATCGGCATCACGGGAATCGGGAAATCTTTCTTCCTCCTGGATGCCGCCTATAGGGCAGTGAGACAGCTAAGAAGGGTGGCTTTCTTCGAGTGCGGGGACATGTCCGAAAGCCAGCTGACGCGGCGGATGGGGCAGCGGGCATTGCGCCGTCCGAAGAAAAGTTGCGAAGTCAAACGTCCGCTTGGGTGGGACGGCGATGGTATTCTCGAAACTGAGGAAATGAGGTTGGAAGGAATTTCTCCTCAAGAGTCGTATCGTGAGTGGCGAAAGATTTCGAGGAAGAGGGATCTGTTGAGAGTTTCTTGCCATTCAAACATCTCAATAAATGCGGAAGGGATTAGTTCGATTGTCGAGGATTGGGCGAGGGAAGGTTGGTTGCCAGACTGCGTGATTTGCGACTACGCCGACATCCTTGCTCCTCCTCCAGGAATTCGAGAATATAGAGATCAGATAAACGCGACGTGGCAGAGGTTGAGGAGGCTGAGCCAGGATTTTCACTGTTTGGTTCTGACGGCTACGCAGGCCGACGCGGAGAGTTATGAGAAGGGGTTGTTGACATTGCGAAGTTTTACCAACGACAGAAGGAAGAACGATCACGTCACGGCGATGATAGGTTTGAATTCCAACGTCGAGGAAAAGGAGGAAGGAACTTATCGGATCAACTTCATCAAGCGGCGTGAGGACGAGTTTAGCGTAAAGCGGGTTTGCAAAGTGGCGGGATCGTTGGCGATGGGTTGTCCGATTTTGGTTTCGAGTTTTTGAAGGAGAAAATGATGGGTCAGGAGTGGGAGATAAGCAATGTAAAAAAGGATGAGGATGGTTTGTATTTTGTTTTCAATTCAGCTAGAGGGAGATTTGTGGAGTGCATGGTGGAGTATGATGAAGAAATGGACGAGTTGATTGTGCGGGGAAATGATCACATCGTTGGAAAAATTTAGAGAGGAGGATTTGTGAATCTAAAAGAATTGAGCGACTACCAGAAGGAAGTGATCGTAGTAGTGGCGGCTTTTCAGGAATTGTTGGATATGGGAATCGTGGCTGGATGTTGTGCAGCATATCCCAAAGGGATGGCGTTGAGCGATCAGATTCGAGCGTCTGGATTTGAAGTTCCGGATGAAAACATCCCGGATATTCTCTACACGTTTTTTGGAGAAAGTCATGGGGGTTTTAGTCCCAAGGATTTCAACCATGTTTGTTTATTTACAAGATTAGTGATGAATGGAAAGCTGGATCGGGAGAAAGTGGAAGGTTTCAAAAAGGAATTTGGAAACGACTTTTTGCGTTGACGCGGCAAAGAATTTGTGGTAAGATAGTTGGTGTGGATGAAAGCTGGAAATGAGTTTGTTACTCTGACATAACCAAGGGAGATCTGAAATGGGTGTAGAGGTTTTGCTGGACGATGCTGTCGACATTTTGAAAGTCATGGGGAACGAGCAGGCGGGTAGGTGGAAGAAGGAGAGGGTTTGCAAGGAGTTTGACAAGCAGGTTTTGTTTGAGGAGTGGGACGACGAGCTGTTCAAGATGTATAAGTTCAACCGCCGACTCAAGCGGTTGCTCGTCAAGATTGCGGGGTTGGACGATGCTGATGAAGTTGAGATTATTGACAACACTGAGGATGCCGAGGACGACGTTAGTGAGCAGGAAGAGTTTGAGGATGGAACCGATGCGGAAGAGGAGGATGACGACGATTCCCTCGAAGACGATGATGAGGAGGATGACGATGAGAGCGAGGTCGGGTCGGACGTTGTGGATGATGGCGCTGAGGATGCTGATATCGATGGTGACAAAGATGATGAAGGGGAAGTAGAGGGAGCTACAGAAGGAGTCACCATTGGGGAGCATGTGATTTCGGTGGGCGATTGGGTGGAAGTGAACGATCCCGCCTATCCGGTGCCGTACAAGGGGCAGCTGAAGGAAATTCAGAATGAGAAGTACGGCCTCGTCGTTACGGTGCATGACAAGGAGTGGGAGCAGGCGTTCGAGCACATGACTCCTTGTGCTGCTCCCAAGCGAGCCAAGAGCAAGCCGAAGCTCAATCGGCAGCAGTGCGTGATGAAGGTTTTGAAGGGACTGAAGAAACCTACGCCGATGGGTACGGTGCTGAAACTTTCTGACGAGGCTTTCGTCGATCAGGGAGGAAAGCGCAAGGGGAATGCGGATCAGGTGAAGAAGTACCTCGATACGATTTTGGAGGTTCTTGTTTACTTTGGGAAGGCAAAGGTTGAAGGGAAGATGGTTTCCGTGAAGTGATTGGTGGCAATCCCGTAGCAGAATTGGTAAATGCACACTAACAGGTGGAGAAGACCAGTGGCCCGACGTGGCCATCTCCAGAGCTACGCTGATTAAATATCGGGAGAAACTTCTCATTGCTGGTTCAAGTCCAGTCGGGGTTGCTTGAGTTTGTGGGGTTGTTTGTTGCGCGAGCCGGTTCCCGGTGTTTTGGCTCGATGGCATTCGCCGGGGGCCGGTTTTTAATCGAAAGGAGTCTGAAGAAATGTTGGTTTTGTCTCGCAAGAAAAACGAGAGTATCATCATCAACGATGACATAACAATTGTTGTTGTTGAGATACGTGGTGATAAATGCAGGCTCGGAATCGAATGTGACAAGTCCATTCCAGTACATAGAAAGGAAGTCTACGATGCCATTCAAAGGCAGGAACAGAAAAGTTCCACTGCCCCAAAAGCATCCGACGGTACATAACTTTTTGGATTTAACCGGGCAGACTTTCGGCAGACTAGTTGTAGATTACTACGGAGGGCGGGTGGAAGACAAGCCTTCGTGGATTTGTACTTGCGTGTGTGGAAATACTAATGAGGGTTGAGTTTTTTCAGTTGTGGTGGTAGCCCCGTGGCGGAATTGGTATACGCCTGCTCGCAAAGGAAGAGGATCCAGTCAGTTAGAACGGGCCTGGACATTTGCTGGTTCGACTCCAGCCGGGGCTACTTTTATTTGGCAGTGGAAATTGGTTGACTTAGAAAAGGAGAATTCAGAGTGGCAAGACTCAATCAGATTATTGCGTTGGTGAAGGGCAGGAAGGCAGAGGTTCAGTCGGCTTTGACTCTGATCTACCATCAATGCCAGAAGACGGATCTCTTCGCGGGACTGGTGAAGACTTACGAACCCAGCGACGAGGAAGGGGAACGCTACCCTGGTGACGAGAAGCGGCTTCAGCTTCGCGTCGAGGAGCTTCTGCAACAGGTGGGTAAGGAGAGCAGCAAGCTGTTCGACGTGGTCGAGTTGCAGGATAGGATGAACTGCGAGACGAAAGCCAATGTGGTAGTCGACGGCGCGGTGGTTCTCAATGACGTTCCGCCTACTCATTTGCTCTTTCTGGAGCATAAGCTGGTGGATTTCATTACTCTGCTCGAAAAGATTCCCGTCCTGGATCCCGCCAAGAATTGGTCTTATTCGGACGAGGGCCGCTGTTTCCGTTCCGACCCGATTCGGAGAACCAAAACGAAGAAGGTTCCCCGGTTCAAGTCAGTGGCGGAAGCTACCGTACAGCATCCCGAGCAGGTTGTTCAGATCACGGAGGACATTGTGGAGGGAACTTGGACGACTGTGGAGTTCTCTGGGGCGGTTAGCGAGGAAAGGAAGCATCAGCTAATCAGCCGGGCGAGGAAGCTTAAGGATGCCGTGATCGCAGCCAGGGAGGAGGCCAATTCGGCAAAGGTGGGCTTGAAGCCTTCCGTTGGAAAATCAGTGTTTGACTTCTTATTGAAGGAGGATGCTTAACAAAATAGGATGAAAGTTTTAGTCTCAGATTCTTCTTGATCTAGCAGCGTGGATAAATGAAGCGCGGCGAATCAGAATTAGACTATCATCCTAGCATCAGAATTGCACCAAAAGGTCACATCAAGTCCCGATGTCAATATTGTCATGATGACGGTTCAATCCCGTCCTTCCGCTCTTGGGCAGAAACAACTAAGCGGAAGTAGCTCAATGGCCAGAGCAATGGCATTTAAGAATGAACGGAGGGTTTAGCGGAGAACGGTGGCCTGTGATTGTTGGTGAAAAATCATGTTAAAATGATGCACAAGCTCCTCGGGGGACGGATAATGCCTCCGGGGAGCGTTTTAACCGGGGAGGTTGCTGGTTTACCCGCCCAGCCTCATAAGTTGGGTTACGACGGTTCGATTCCGTCCCCCGGAACTTTGGTAGTAAAGCAAACCCCAGAAGGAGGAACCCCAGGGCACATTTGCGAGATTTTTCACTATCAATTTCCTGGTCCTGATTTGGACGTGGGTTTCCCAAGGTTAGCCAAGGGAAGGTAGTCGGAATCGCACGTCTCGTAGTGTCATTTCCAGTTTGATGACGGCTGGATGGGGTTCCTCCTCTTCTTGCAGGAAGGATGGCAAATGGTAAAGATCGTGAGGGAGGATCTGATCAAAGTTCTCGATTTCCTCCAACCAGGACTTTTGGAAGCGACCAAGGATCGGCCTGGTTTCTATTGCTTTTCTATAGGCAAAGTATTTTCTTGGAACGATAACGTTGCATGCGAAGTGGCGTTCAGAAATGGAGGCGCAAACTTCAAAGTACCAGCCGATCCTCTAAGGACTCTTCTTGGCAAACTCTCAGATCAGGAGATTAGTTTTTGCGTCGAGGAGAATCAGCTACGGATACGAGGAATCAACAAGCGGGCCAAGATCAACCTGCTGGAGTTGGAGAATGAAGTTATTCCCAGAAAATCTGTAAAAACCAAGTGGGAGGAGCTGCCGGAAGGATTTGAGGAGGCTTTGAAAGTAGTGATGCCCAGCGCTGCCAGGAAGCAGGAAGGTATAGAGAGATACATTCATTTTCATCCTGGATGGGTAGAGGCTTGCGATAATTTTCAAGCGGTTCGTTGTGATCTGGTTGGTTGGGACGATTCGATTCTGATACACGCGGCATGGGCAAAGCACCTGGTTGGTGCAGGATTGACTCGTTTTGTAATTGAACAAGGTTGGATCCATTTCAAAAGTTCTGTGGGACGAATCAGTCTGCGGAGGTACGATGACGATTATCCAGACTACTACTCGGCAGCGTTTGCAGGGGATGGCAGGGTAATGAAAATGCCGAAGGGGCTTGAGGGCATTATCAATCGGGCCGTCGTGATGAGTAAGGACGAGAAAGTTGGTGAAGAGCTTGGGGACGATGTCGAGATTAGTTTCAGAGACGGGCGGGTAACTGTACGGTCCAAAGGCAAGTACGGATCTTATCAGGAGTTTGTGAATGAGGATTACAACAGCTACGTGGAGGACGAGAACGTTTCGTTCATTGTTTCTGCTAGCATGTTCAAACGAATGTTGGATATGCCAGGAAAGTGCGAAGTGACGGACAGGACGTTGAGGAAGATTACGGGTTCCTGTTCGTTTGCTGTTCGGTTGAATTCTAATTGATCCAGTCAAGGGGTTGTGATGGAAGGTTTTCTCTCGCCTTCTGTTCTGAATACGTACGACAAACCCACGAATCCGAAGTGTGGGAAATGCGGTTTGTTTCGTAAGTGCAACTCTCCGAAGATGCCGATGACGGGAGAAGGTGGGGAGAAAATACTAGTTGTTGCGGAAGCGCCCGGAAAAAATGAAGATGAAGAAAACACTCAGCTGATAGGTAAGTCTGGACAACTCCTCCGAAAACATCTCCGAGAATGCGGGATTGATCTCGATAGAGATTGTTGGAAAACTAATGCGGTTATTTGCTATCCAGGCGATACTCCTACTCCGAAGCAGGTGGAGTATTGCTTTGCCAATCTAAGGGCTACTATCAAGGAAACTAATCCCGAGATCATCATTGTCCTTGGTGGCACAGCTGTCTCTTCTCTCATAGGCTGGTTGTGGAAAAGCAGTACGGGAAAGTTGTCTCGTTGGGTGGGTTGGCAAATTCCAGATCAGAAATTGAATGCTTGGATTTGTCCTACGTACCATCCGTCTTATATTCTTCGTAAGGATGAGTCTATTTACGAAGAACATTTTCATGATCACCTAGAAGCCGCCGTCAGTCTGAGAGGCAGACCCCATCCCAAGGAGCCTCGGCGATGGCATCGGGATGTACGGATCATTACGAATACGGGCGAAGCTGCCGATGCCATCAAGAAGATTGTGGCGTGGGGAGAGGGACTAGCTGCTTTCGACTTCGAGACGGATCGACTGAAGCCCGACTCCGAGGACGCGAAGATCGTTTGTTGTTCTATAAGCCATGACGGGAAGACGATTGCTTTTCCCTGGTATGGATGCGTTCCTTCCGTAATGAAGAGGTTTATGGAATCGGAGAGAATTGGAAAGATTGCAGCAAACATCAAATTCGAGCATCGATGGGTGAAGGCGAAGCTGGGAATCGATGTTGCGAATTGGGCTTTTGATACGATGCAGGCGGCGCACCAGTTGGACAATCGAAAAGGAGTGACGGGGTTGAAGTTTCAATCCTACGTACGGTTGGGGCAACCTTCTTATGACGAGCACATCGCGCCGTGGCTAAAGGCCAAGTTGGGAAATGAGCAGAACCGCATAAGTAAGATTTCGACGCGGGAGCTGCTTTTGTATTGTGGTATGGATTCATTGTTGGAGTACAAATTGGCTCTGATGCAAATGGAGGAGTTGGGAGTATGAGCTTTCTTGATGGTTCGTGGCAAGTTGCTGGTGAAAAAACTTGCAAAGCCCCGTGGAATGGGGGAAAGAATGGAAAGTATTTCCGTTGTGCTTACTGCGGGAAGAAGTTTGCGGTTGGTGATATATGGAGATGTATCTACACGAACGACATAAAGTATGGAGGTGGGAATCCTCTTTGCTGCGGGAAGTGCAGTGAGAAGGCGGGAAACTCGAAGGACGAGTTACGGAGGATCTGGTTGGAGAGAAGTATTACATGGAGGGAAATGCACTCTCCGAGTGGAATGTGGTGGTGGTTTGCTAGAAATTGTGAGGATCATGGATAGTTTTCAGGGGATGGAGAGAAAATTCTCTACGGTCTATGCAGATCCTCCTTGGAGGTTTCGCAATCGGACTGTTAGGGGTGCTCCCGAAGGATACAACGCACATCATTATTCTACTATGAGCTTGGAAGAAATAATGGATCTTCCAGTAGGTGATTTGGTTTACATGTCTCAAAGGAGGGATCATTCACGAAAGCCCGACGAATTGCGTTCGATAATAAGATTTTGTAGTCCCGGTCCTTACTTGGAACTGTTTGCCCGCGAGAGGGTGAAAGGTTGGACGTGCTGGGGGGATGGAATAGATGGCTGAACTCACTCCTAAAGATGCCTACCAACTATTTCACGAGGGGACGTTAGCCCTTGCGGACGTAGAGGCTAATGGCATACGGGTTGATGTAGCCAAGCTTGACAAGAACATTAAGAGGGTTGAGAGAAGGATAGAAGACAACCTGAAGAAACTGAAGCGGGATGAAGTTTGGGAGAAGTGGAAGGGAGTCTATGGGGAAAAAGCAAATATTGGCAGCCGTACTCAATTGGGCAAGATCATATTCGAGCATTTGGGTTATGAATGTACCCAAAGAACGGAGAAGACTGGCAGAGCGAAAGTCAGCGAGGAAACTCTTCAAGATGTAAACATACCCTTCACGCGGGCTTGGTTGAAGATCGAGCATTTCAGAAAATTCCTATCGACTAGCCTAAAGGGAATTCGGAACGAGTTAGTTGGTGATAGGGTCCATGCGATCTACGATTTGCATTTGGCGATTTCATTCCGTTCCCGGTGCGAACGTCCCAACATGCAGAACCAGCCGATCAGGGAACCAGTTACAGGCAAGCTGATTCGAGAGTGTTTCATTGCCAGCCCGAACCACCACATCATGGAAGCGGATTTCGGAAGCTTGGAGTTTCTCATAGCGTGCTGTTTTTGGTGTGATGACACTATGATCGAGTACGCCAACGATGAGACAAGGGATATTCATCGGGACATGGCGACTGAGTGTTACCACCTTCCTGAGAACGCGGTCCCGAAAGATTGTAGATTCTATACGAAGAACCAATTCGTATTTCCCCAGCTGTACGGCAGCGATTACGTAGCCTGTTCGAGAAATCTGTGGCACGCAATCGAAACCGCTAAGCTGAAGACGGCGGATGGAATTCCTCTCAGGAGACATTTACGTAGAGAACTGGGGATTAAAAAGCTAGGTAGGTGCAGCCACAAATTTGATCCGTTTCCGGGAACGTATGAGTACTACATTCGCCGTGTTCAGAACAACTTCAACAAACGCTTCTCTCAATACGCTGCCCGAAAGGAAGTCTGGTGGGAAAAGTACAAGGAGACGCGGCAGTTTCGGCTAATGACTGGTTTTGATGTTCGTGGGGTGTATCGGAAAAACCAGGTTTACAACATACCGATCCAGGGACCAGCCTTCCACTGTTTGCTTTGGAGTTTGATTCGTATGAACAACTGGTTGAAAGAGAACAACATGCGAACAAAGATCGTGGGGACGGTCCACGATTCAATCGTCTTCGATGTTCACAAGGATGAGTTGGGAATAGTCATGAGGAAGTGCAAGGAAGTCATGACAAAGGACATACGGAAAGTTTGGGATTGGATTATCGTGCCTCTGAAAGTCGAGTTTGAGGCTTCGCCTGTGAACGGTTCTTGGTGGGAAAAGAAGGAGATTGATGATGCCTAGACGATTAAGACAGTCAGCCAGCGATGCCAGCAATGCGATAGACGCGGCGGCGAACGCTGTACGGGAAGCTGCCGTGACAATAGATTCTCTTGTTGAGGACATTTCGGAGCAAGGGATAGAGATAGGGGTGAAGAAAGTGGAAGCGGAGGATTTCATTTCGAGGTATCGTCTTTGCATCAAGCTAGGAACCGTCGAGAAGTAACAGATGGAACTCTACAAGAAATACCGGCCACAAGAACTGAGGGGTGTGGTAGGGCAAAAGAACGCTCTGCTACCGATAGTGGAGTTGGGCAAGAAGAAGAAGCTTCCACACACCATTCTCTTTTCGGGGCCGAGCGGAGTAGGGAAGACGACGACGGCAAGGATATTGGCGAAGAAGGTTAAGTGCAAGAAACCGGACTTGCATGAGATGGACGCCGCGCAGGTTCGAGGAATCGATGCCATTCGGGAAATAGCGGACAGAATTCGCCAACTTCCTATTGCAGGGGAATCCTCAGTATGGATAATAGATGAAGTGCATCAGTTGACGGGTGCGGCAGTAGATTCCTTCCTGAAGATCCTTGAGGATACTCCTTCTTATATCTACTTTTTTCTCTGCACGACGAACCCAGAGAAACTGAAGAGAACCATTCTTACGCGGTGCCATCAGGTCAAGATGGTTCCTATCAATGATTTGCAGATGCGCAGGTTGTTGGTTCTAACTGCCAAAGCGGAAGGATTCAAGCTCAATGTTGAGGTTGTTGATAAGATTACTGAGAATTCAGGAGGAAGTGCTCGGCAAGCTCTGGTTTACCTCAACGCGGTTTTGCTCATCCCGGAACCAGAGGATCAACTCAATGCAATTGGGAGCGTTGTAGCAGAAGCTAGTGGGATCGACTTGGCTAGATTGTTGGTGAAGAATCAATGCTCCTGGCGACAGCTTACGGACATTCTGGGGAAGTTGAAGCCTGATGATGTTGAGACGGTTCGTTGGACAGTGATGGGCTACTGCCGAAGCATTTTGTTGAAAGAGAAAAACCCTTTGGCAGCGAGAGTTTTGGATTTGTTTTTGGAACCTTTTTACGAAAGCAAGATGAATGGTTTGGTAGCCGCTTGCTGGCGAGCCAGGATGGAGGAAGGTTAGATGAATCAGGAAGAAAAGGCTGCGTTTGATCAAGCTTTGGCCTTGTTTCGGGACACGATCCCAATAGCTTGGTATTCGATGTATCAAGGTTGTCGGCAGGCCGGTTTCACGAAAGCGGAATCTATGTCGTTGTTGAAGACTTATATTTTGGGTTTTGCTTCTAATGGGATAAACCCTCCCCCGACTGAGCAAGGAGAGAAATAGATGAAAACAAAATGCCCACATGAGGAAGGCGAAGACATTCTCGCCGTCGATCAGTATAGGCTAGATAGCGAATGGGTACGCCAGTCCCGTATTTACAACTACTACGCGGAACGAGCAGCGGACGCGAAACGGGAAGCGGACGAAGCCAAATCGAAGCTGGCTCTCATCGAAGCAAAGTTGCGTCTAGCTATCGTGTCCTCTCCCGACGAGTATGGGTTGGCTAAGACGACGGAGAAGGTTGTGGATGCGGCTATCGTGGTTCAGCCCGAGTGCATCGATGCTGCCAGGGACATGCGGGATGCCAGGTACAACGCGGACTGCATAGCTAGTTTGCTAACAGCGTTGGATCATAAGAAGAAAGCGCTGGAGAACCTCGTCAGTCTGCAAGCCAGGGATTACTTCAGCGAACCCAAAGCGAGAGGTGAGGCGAGGGATGTTGCCGAAAGCGCCAAGCGGGATACTCCTGCAAGCCGTCTGAAAAAGAGAACGCGGAAATTGTCGTAACCAGAAGGAAGAAGAACTTTTCAACGAGGGAAATCAAGATGTCGAAAAAGAAGCGTAAGCCGATCAGTGCTAGGGGAGCAGTAGCGGACGCCGCGTCGGGCCGAGGTTCCAGTTACCTAAAGCTGCCGAAGGGAGTCGAGCAGTTTGAACCCGACAAAAAGGTGTACAGGTTGGATTTCATGCCGTTCATTGCTGGGGATGAGAATCCGTCCAAGGAAGCCGTTCCTGGAGAGCCCTACACCGAGCGTCGGTTCTCTGTTCACAAGAACGTGGGGCCGGATGGTGATTGGGTAGTTTGCCCCGCCAAGAGTCTGCGGCACAAGCGTCCTTGTCCGATTTGTGAGTATTTGAAGAAGAAGTCCGTCGATCCGGACATCGATGCAGATGAGTTGAAGGAACTGAAGAAGAATATTGGGGCGAAGGAACGTCGTCTCTACCTCGTTAGGGATTTGGACGAGGATGGAACCGAGGGCAGGCTTCTCGTGTACGATGCTTCGTACTACACGTTCGGGGAGGTCATTGTCAACAAGATCCGCAGCGCCGACGAGGAAGATGGCTACGACTTCTTTGCGGATCCCGAGCAAGGTCTTGTTGTTCGAGTCTCTTTCAAGCGGGCGTCGGGAGGGAGTTGGTTGGAGGTGGCAGACCTGGAGTTCCGTCCTCGGAAGCATTCGTATCCCGAGGACGTTGCGGATGACATGCCCAGTCTGGACGACATGATCCAACCAATGTCTTATAAGGAGATTCGGAACCTGTTTCTGGCTGTCGACAGCACCGATGCGGATGACGACGACAACGACGACGAACCCGCCCCCAGGAAGTCAAGGTCGAGGCTCGATGACGATGACGACGAACCCGCCCCGAGGAAAAGGAAGCCGCGTCGGGTGGTCGAAGACGATGACGACGACGATGAACCCGCTCCGAGACGTTCAAGGAGAAAGTCTGTCGAAGACGACGACGACGACGAACCCGCATCGAGGAAACGGAAGCCGCGTCGGGTGGTCGAAGACGATGACGACGAAGAGGAAGATCCTCCGAAGAAGAGTAAGCCGAAGAAAGCTCCTACGAGTGCTCACGATGTGAAATTGAAGAAGGGAGCCTTGGTACGGTTTGCCCGTGAGGATTGTACTGTTTTGAAGATCAGTCCCGATGGTACGAGCCTGATTTTGGAAGGGAACGAATCTGAGGAAATCTACAAGTCGATTGGGGTCGACGACGTGGAGATTCTTGCGGTTGGAGAGGTTGATCCTGAGCCCGAGCCCGAACCCGAGGAGGAGAAGCCGAAGAGGAGAGCCAAGCCCGCTCCCGAACCGGACGACGATGAAGGGGACGATGACGATGAAGGGGACGACGACGGCAGCGGTGACGACGGCGAGTGGGATTTTGGCGAGGATGAGGAGGAGGACGAGTAGGGAGAGGGTTTGTTGCTAGGCAGAGGAAGGGATTCCTCTGCCGCCTTTTTCACCGAGATTGAAACATGCCAAAGAAAAAAGAAGTCGAGTACGTCGAGTCGCTGCTGAAGAAAGAAAGAAGCATGATGTTTGAGTCTCCAGGATTTCTGTCGTCGGGTAGCACGCTTTTGAATCTGGCTTGCACGGGGACGGTGGATGGGGCGTGGCCAATAGGGGCATATAGCTTGTTCATCGGAGATTCTTCGTCGGGGAAAACATGGGTTGGTTTATCGAGTCTTGCTGAAGCTTCTATCGATTCGAGGTTTGATTCTTATCGTCTGATTTATGACGGCGGCGAGTTCGGCGCTATGATGTCAATTCAGGATTACTTTGGCAAAAAGTTAGCAGAGAGGATTGAACCTCCCGCCTATGAGGATGGGATTCCTGTAGCTTCCCGTACGGTAGAAGAGATGTATGTCAGGATAGACGACGCGCTGGAAGATAGTCGTCCGTTTATTTGGATTGAAGATTCGATGGATTGTCTCTCGTCGCTGGCGGAAATTGGTAAATTCAAGGACGTTCGGGATGCCGTGAAGAAGGATCGGGAAGTTTCTGGTTCGTACGGAGATGGAAAAGCAAAAGTAAATTCTTCCAATCTCCGCAGGCTTATGACTCCTTTGCGGGAAAGTGGAAGTATCTTATTGATCCTGAACCAAACCCGTGATTCGTTTGATCAATTTACCGCCAAAACTCGCAGTGGTGGTAGGGCTTTAGGTTTCTACGCCCAGGTCGAAGTTTGGTCTTCCATTAAGGAGCGGCTGAAGCGGACAGTAAACAAAAAGAAAAGGCAGTATGGAATTGTTAGCAAAATGGACGTGAAGCGGTCTCGGGTTACGGGTAAGGAGAGGACGGCGTTCGTACCCATTTTGAATTCATCAGGGATAGACGAGTACGGATCGTTAGTAGACTTCCTCGTCGATGAGGGGGTTTGGAAGAAGGCTCGGGGGAAGCAGTCGTTGTTGGTTGATAATGCTTTCTCGATGAAGGAAGTTACTCGGGGAAAGCTAATCAAGATGGCCGAGGAGGATCCCGACGTTGCGGAGACCATGCGGGATTTGGTGCTAGAGACGTGGGATGGCATCGAAGAAGCTTTGAAGCCATTGAGGAAGAAACGGTATGGTTAAGGAGGGGCTCGGTTGGGTTCGTTCTGTCATGTTGTGTTGGGGTGAGTTTCGGCCTTCAGCGGCGGGGCAAGTTACGTTTGGTTATGGTAAGGATTTTTAACTTCCAAGCAAACAAATGAGGTAAGTTAAGGCAAGATTCTTCCAGGTTGATTCCCGTCAAGTTTAGGTCGGTTGTGTTTGGTTCGTGTTGGGTATGTTGTGGTTTGTTGCGATCAGGTAAGGACTTTTTAACTTCCAAGCAAACAAATGAGGTGATGTCAGGCAAGCCGCGTTATGGTGAGGCGAAATGAGGCACGGCTTGGCGAGTTGGGTTATGTTCAGGCGTGTTTCTACAGGGTTGGTTCTGTTCAGTTTAGTCATGGCAAGGCAAGGACTTTTCAATTTCCAAGCAAACAACTCTGGTAGGTTTAGTTTTGGTAGTGTAAGGCATAGGTATGGTGTAGCAGGTTATGTTTGTGTTTGGTTTGTCAAGGTTTGGATGTCGGAATGGGGATTTGAGAATACAAATGAGGCATGGTATGTCGGGTCTGGTTGCGTTGCGGAATGTTCGGGCTTGTTGCGGCATGTTGGGTTCGGGTATGTTGCGGCGCGGCAAGTTACGGTCAGTCTTGCTTTGCTTAAGGTTGGGTTTGTTAGGGTAAGGGTTTTAACTTCTAAGCAAACAAACGAGTTAAGTTACGTTGTGTCGTGTTTCGGTTTGGTGTGACATGTTAAGTTACGGTACGTCTTGGTAGATTTCGGTCTGTTCGGTTCGGTTTAGGCTGGGTTTGGTTCTTTCATGTTCTGTCAAGTTGAGGCAAGGACTTTTTCATTTTCAAGCAGACAAATGAGATTCGGCAAGGCGGGTTGGGGTTAGTTGGGGCGGTGTTCATTCGGTTACGACAAGGTCGGTTCCGTTGGGTTATGGTAAGGATTTTTAACTTTCAAGAAAACAAATAAGGCATGTTAGGATTTGTTGGGGAATGTCGTGTCGCGGTGGGTTTTGTTACGGAGTGTCATGTCGCGGTGGGTTTTGTTACGGAGCGTTATGGCAAGGACTTTTTGAGCAGACAAGCGTGGTGAGGCTAGGAGGGGACGGGCGAGGTAGGATATTTTTTGGCTAGTTTCGGCTCGGCTGGTTGTTTCATGTTCCGTCAAGTTATGGTAAGGACTTTTTCAAAAATGAAATATACAGGAAGACCTTTTGGACTTCATCCTCATCCAGCTCATTGGGAAAAGATCAGGAAACAAGCTCTGAAGCGGGATGGTTATCAATGCAGACTTTGCAACCATTCTCAGAAGGATGGATACAGGCTTGAATGTCATCATCGGCATTATGAAAATTGGGGCGAAGAGAACCTTGAAGACGTGACGATGCTTTGTATCGAATGTCACGATCTGATTACAAATTACAATCGAGAGTCTAGGTATGCAGAACGGGAATACTCTATGACTCCTTATGTTTCTCCCGTTCATTTACAAGGGGATGAAGATGCGAAAGACGATGAAGATGAAGTGGATCGGACAGTCACCGTTGATTTGCCACAATGGGCAACTAGCAGACCCGTTAAACGTGTGGTCCCAAAGGATCAAGAAGATCTCGTCAAAATCGAAAAAAACGGAAGCCGATCTGATGGAAATGGGCCATTTGGAGTTTTTAGGGGGCCTTTACCTGGACAATGATGAGGAACCCTGTATTCCAGAATTGTTGATCGAAGCAACTCTTCTAGGAGGAGCAAAAAAATTCAAGGAAGGTCCGAAAGCAAAAGCTGGAATTTTTGTCATTGCCCCTGCGAAAATCAAGTATGACGGTCCAAAGGACGCGGAAGAACTCTGGGAATCTCCCGATTTCCGTTCCCGTACTCCGGCCAAGATTGGGCAGAGCAAGGTGATGAGAACTCGCCCAATTTTCCACGAATGGGAAATTGAATTCGAGATAAACTTTGACGATGAGATGCTCGATGAGGAAAGATTGTTGGAGTGGGCCAAGGCGGCTGGTGCCCAGGTAGGACTTGGTGATTGGCGTCCACGGCATGGAAGATTTTTGGTTAAGGTGGTCGAAGGAAAGAACGGGAAGTCTGTGATGAGCAAAAAGAAGCGGAGGATGGTAGCGGCGGAAAGCTAGGAAATCATTCAGGGACGGGGGAATGATTTCGTTCCCCTGATCCCTCCTTTTGTTAGGAAGCAAAAATGAGAACCCTCCTTATCGTCGATTGTTCCGCAGTTTGTCACAAAGCATTCTCCGGATTCGACGGTTCGATGGGTACTTTGGTGAAGACTATCGAGGAGGAGGGCAAGGAGAAAGAGTTGCGGGAGATCGTCGGGGATGTCTGGCAGGAGATCGAGAGGTCTTTGCGGGTGAAGAGGAAAAAGAGGTACGAGTGATGCCATGCACTCTCTCAGCCTTGTTCGTCGCGATTATCGAGCTGGTGATATTCTTGTTCATGCTTTTGGAGACGGTTGGGAGGAAGTAAAAACATGGGGAAGGAAAAACGAGATAGACCGAAACGGAATATAGGGGTAATAAAATTTGAGATTTTGAAGCCTTTGGGAGGGATGACCTGGAAGGAATTGTCGAACATCCTTCGCGACGTTCGTTATAGAACTCAGCGTCTTGCCAACAAGTTTATGAGTGAGAGGTTTTTGGAGGCTAAGCTGCGCCAGAGTAATCCAGGAAAGGAAATTCCGAAAACGTCCATTGGGGAATTAAACAGAGTTCTTTTGGAGGAATTGATTAAAGAAAAGAAAAAGAAGAGGGAGGAAGTAAAGGAGTTTTCTAGAGTGGGGGCGTTGTGTTCCACAGTGTATGACGCTCTCCATCAGTATAATTTGTACGCGCTAACTACCAAATCTGCTTGGACAAAGGTTTTGCGAGGAGAATCTTCCTTACCAACTTTCAAAAATAACATACCGATACCCATTCGATGTGATGGGGATGGGCGCAAGAGGTTGGCGAGAAGTTGGCGGGGAGGTGTCGTGCTTCGGTTGATGGTTTGTTTACGTCCATATCCCCGAGTGCTTTTGAAAACAAAGAGATTGAGTGATGGGGCTAAGACTGTTTTGGAAAGATTGTTGGATAATCCCGACCAGCTGGAAAGTGGTTATCGGCAGCGGGCTTTCGAGGTCAAGTATGACGAGAAGAAGAAAAAGTGGTGGTTGTATGTTACTTACGACTTTCCTCCCGAGAAAGTGGAAGTTTCTAAAGACATCGTTGTGGGAGTTGATCTAGGATATGCTTGTCCTGCGTATGCAGCTCTGAGCAATGGTGAAGCTCGTTTGGGATGGAAAGTTTTTGCGGGGATTGCAGCAAGAGTAAAGCGGATACAAATAATGACTTTTGCCACAAGACGGAACATGTTGAGGGGAGGAAGATCAAGTTTGTGTGAGGACACGGCCAGAAGTGGGCATGGAAGGAAGAGAAAGTTGAAATGTACAGAAGCTCAGCAAGGAAAGATAAATGATGCTTATACAACAATGAACCATCAGATTTCGAGGGCGGTAGTAGATTTTGCTGAGAGAAATCATGCAGGCATAATCCAAGTCGAGGATCTGTCGGGTCTAGATGATTATCTATCTGGAACATTCTTGGGGGAGAGATGGCGATACTACCAGCTGCAACAATACATCGAATATAAGGCAGAGCAGTGTGGGATTGGGTTTCGGAAGGTTAATCCTAGGTACACGAGCCGCCGCTGTAGCAAGTGCGGTTATATCAACAATGGGTTTACTAGAAAGTCCAGAGATTCAAATAAAGAGAAGGGAGGAAAGACTGTCAAGTTCGAGTGTCCCGAGTGTGGACACAAGAGCGATCCAGATTACAATGCCGCTAAGAATTTAACGGTGTTGGGTGTGGATGCTTTGATTGAGAACCAATGTAAAAAACAAGGAATAGAATTGAGTGTTTGATATGAGGTCATCAACAATGTCTTTTGTAGTCTACGGACAATCCAAAAGCAGATGGCTGAAGGCGATCCTGAATCGCCTCAAGGTTGAGAAGGGTTTGGGTAACATGGCAAAAATTGCCTTCCAGATACCGCTCACCAAACAGTTTTCTCATTTTTTGCCTCAAAAATTTCACCTAAAGACAGCGGGGGGCTTGGTTTGCAGCAAACCTGGTGGAGATACCAGTGAAATGAGGACTGTCTTCAGGGATAGGGAACGAATACGGGCGGAGGGTGCGGGTGGAGATACCAGTGAAATGAGGACTGTCTTCAGGGTATCGAAAGCCATGGCGGACATCTCCAAGGTGGAGATACCAGTGAAATGAGGACTGTCTTCAGGGGAAAGCCGTCGATGGTAATTGAAAGCTCTGGTGGAGATACCAGTGAAATGAGGACTGTCTTCAGGACATAGCGTAAACCTACGTGCATGATGCGGGGTGGAGATACCAGTGAAATGAGGACTGTCTTCAGGGTTCGTCGGTAACTGTCTGACGGTAAATACGGTGGAGATACCAGTGAAATGAGGACTGTCTTCAGGGCAAAAGCAACGTGCTGACTATGCGTTGGGGTGGAGATACCAGTGAAATGAGGACTGTCTTTAGGGACTTCAGCGCGTCGACTGCGGTGGAGATACCAGTGAAATGAGGACTGTCTTCAGGAATGGGTGCAAATGTGAACAGAGAGATCTAGTAGGAAGCAAAAAATGAGAACCCTCCTTATCGTCGATTGTTCCGCAGTTTGTTACAGAGCATTCTTCGGAATCAAAAATCAGCTCTCACATGAAGACGAGCCAACCGCTGTCATCTACGGCTTCTTGACTCAGCTTCTAGCCATCAAGGAAGATTTCTACGCGGACGGAGTCGTATTCACGTTCGACTACGGCAGAAGCCTGCGCCGGGAAGTCTATCCTAACTACAAATCCTCTCGCAGGACAAAGAGGAAAGAGCAATCTATAGAGGACAAGATCCTCTTCAGCCAGCTTCAAGCCCAGATGTACCAACTCAGGACGGAGATCCTTCCTGAAATGGGGTACAAGAACGTCTTCTTCCAGAAAGGCTACGAAGCTGATGATGTCATAGCCTCTCTCTGCCATAATTCTTTGGCGAAGGACGAGTACGCAATCGTCGTCTCGAACGACGAGGACTTGTTCCAGCTACTCACAAAACGGATTTCGATTTGGAATCCCTCTTCCCACAAACGCATTACCCTGAAGTCCTTTCAAAAGCAGTATCGAATCTCAGCGCCGCAGTGGGCGGACGTGAAAGCGATTGCTGGTTGTGATACGGATGACGTGGCAGGTGTGGCAGGCGTCGGCAACATCACGGCCTGCAAGTTCCTCGGCGGGATTCTTAAGCCGACGACAAAAGCCCACAAGAAGATCGTCGAAAGTAGAAACCTTTGGGACAGGAACCTCCCATTAGTGAAGCTTCCTTACGAGGGAACGGAGACGTTCGTGATCCAAGAGGACAAGATCAAACAGAAGAAGTGGGATCAGATGATGGAGAAGTACGGCATGGAGAGCTTGAAGGGCGAAACCCCGTTGTGAGTGAGAAATGAAAATGAAATGTTACATAGGAATCGATCCAGGGAAGAAAGGCGGCATCGCATGGATTTTGGGACAGAGGATTTTCTACGAACCGATGCCCGAGACGGAAACGGATTTGAAAACATTGTTCTCAAATGAGCTGAGTGGGTTGGACGCCTTTGCATTCATTGAGAAAGTTCACGCGATGCCAGAGCAAGGACGGAGTTCGATCTGGACTTTTGCTGAGGGTTTTGGTGGTTTACGGATGTGCCTAGTTTGGGCGGGTATCCCGTTTGAAACTGTTACTCCGATGACCTGGCAGAAATCTTTGCGAATACCAAAGAAGGGGAAGAACGAGAGCAAGAACCAGCACAAGGAGAAGCTTCGGGCGAAAGCGCAGGAGTTGTATCCTAAGCTGAAGATTTGGAGCAAGCCGAAAACAAAAGGGAAGCAGTTGGCGATTTGTGACTCTTTGCTGATTGCTACTTACTGCAAAAGGAATTTTGAGGGGTGGAAGTGATGGATTCATTTACTCGTAGCTGGTTGGAAGATTTGGAAAGAACCTTGAACAAGTTGCAAAACGAGGTTCGGGAGTTGGCGGAAGCCGTTGGACGGATCGAGGAAAATAGGAAAAGGGCTGCCGAGATGTTGGAAGGAAAAAAGGATGCTTGAAAAACTTCGCTTGCGAAACTTTCAAATCCACGAAGATCGAGAGATCATCTTCGACGAGAAAGTGACTACAATCATTGGTCCCACCGACGCGGGCAAATCCGCGATTATGCGATCTCTCAAATGGTTGGTTGAGAACAAGCCAGCAGGAGACGCCTTTCGTCGGGATGGTTCTAAGGTAGTCAAGGTAGGTCTGAAGTTCGACGGCAGGATGTTGATGAGGACCAAGAGCGCTTCCGTCAACAAGATGACTTTGGACAAGGAACCGTTCGAGGCTTTTGGTAAATGCGACGTGCCTGATGAAATTTCCCAAGCTTTGAATATTCATCCTCTGTCCTTCCAGGATCAGCACGATTCTCCATACTGGTTGTCAGACACGGCGGGGCAGGTTTCCCGGCAGCTGAACGCCATTGTGAATCTCGATGTGATTGATGTGACTATGAAAAATATCACGTCAATGCTGCGAAAGGCGAAGGGGGAGGAAGCAGCTTCGGTCAGTAGGAAGAAGCAGGCTGTCGAGGAGGTTGAGAAGTATGGGTTTGTTGAGGATCTCCAAGAGGACTTCGAGGAAGTAACCACCCTGGAGGAGGGGATAGCTGAGAAAGCTGCCAGATTGGCCCGTATTGAGAAGCTTTTGGAAAAGGCTTCGCAGTACCTAAAGGCTGCCAAGACGGCGTCAGAGGCTCTCCGGGACGCTTCTCGGACGATTATCAAGGGAGAGACGGCTGCCAGGAAGATTGAGCAGCTACAAAAGTTGGAAAAGTTGGTTTTGGAGGCAGAGGAGGCTTCTGTTCTGGCTGGGATGGAACTCCCCACTAAGGGGGAGATGGCAAAGGTTGAAGATCTGCATGGAGAGTTCTGGGAAAGCCGTGCTGCCCAGACTCGTTTGGAGGAGTTCATCGAGCAGGCAGAGAAGAAGCAGGAATGGGTAGACTCTCTAGCTTTCCCCAGCGTGGCCGAGATCGAATCTGTACAGGTCTGGGGCAGGGAGTACGAGTCGGAACGGAAATTCGCGGAAGGGCTGGAAGAAGCCGCGATGAAGGCCGAAGCGATGAGATCCTTTTGGGTGGAGAAGGACCAGGCTGTGATCGTGGCCAAACGTGAGTTGGAAGAAAAGTTGGAAGGGCAATGTCCTTTATGTGGAGGAGAGTGGAATGCTGCCGAATGAATATCAAAGATTGGCCCACCGCACCGAAACTGATGCGAAGTCACCGTTCGATGAGAGTGTCTACGGTCCAGAGATAGCAAAAATGCTCTGGCGATTGATGCATGCCCAGCAAGGACTAGCCGACGAGGTTGGCGAGTTCACGAAACAGATCAAGGCTCATTTGTATTACAGTTCAGAGCTGAACTGCAACAATTTGGTAGAGGAATTGGGCGATGCCTTGTGGTATATCGCTTTAGCCTGCAATGCTATGGATGCGGACCTGGAGTATGTTATGGAGAAGAATATCGAGAAGCTGAGAAAACGATTCCCCAACAAGTTCACTGCCGAGGCTGCACAAGAGGAGAACAGAGATCGGGAGGCCGAAGCTGAGGTTTTTGGTGAGGAGAATCAAAATGGATAGGCGACAAATGCTATTTGGAATCCCCGCGTTCGTTGGGGGATTCTTTGTTCGGAGGAGGGATCCGAAGATAGAAGAGAACTGTAGTGAGGATGGGATTGACATTCTTGATCTTATAGATTCTCGAATGCGGGAACTAGATAGGGCGATTCTTGCTATAGCAAAGAGCAAGTGTAGACACGTTCCTTATTGTGGTGGCAGGTTGGAAGGATTGGTCTTAGCAAGAAGTATTTTACTTGGAAAAAAAGAGGATGAGGATTGGATCAGTTACGGAGTGGAAACCGAAGCAATTGTACAAGCATCATCCAGAACGCAACGTCTTCCATCTTCGCCATGAAACGAAAACGACGAGTAAAAGGACATCGTCAGGCGGGTAGGAAACACAACAAAAGCAGAAAGAAATTGGCTAAAGAACGAAAAAGGAAACTTTCACGCCGCGAGGGTAGTAGCAGGTGAAAATGTGAATAGGAGGACTGAAATGATGTGGGATACTGCAAAGCTGAGATGTTATGACGAGATGTGTGAGAGGGTAGAGGAGCAGATTTTACGCATTCGTCAGTTGGAAAGGCAGGTGGATCATCAAAGTGTGGTTATTGGCAACCAAAAGGCGACGATTGAGGAGTACATTCACAACGAACGTGCAATTGAAAATGCGCTCGCACCAGTGTTTGGTCGGTACGGTGGAGAGGGAGAGGAGGAACAAGACTACCCGGCGATGATCAAGAAGATTGTTCACGATTTGGTGGAAGGGAAGAAAGTACCGGATATGCACGGTAGTTTGCGTTGTGAGTGTTGCGAGCCAATGGGTGGTTATGACCAGTTGACATGGCTGTCTGATGGCATTTATTTTGACAAGTCGGCGTTGATGGGCGAAGTCATCGTCGGTGTCGATTTGTAGTCAGCTAGGGCAATGAAACACAACTGAAAGAGGAGAATTAGTATGTACTTGGTTTATCCTAGTTACAGGATCATGCCGATGTTCGGGCTGCCGTGGAATCGTTCGTATGGATTGTGGCTGATGCAGCATATCGAAAAGATAGGCCGGACGTGCTACAAGTCGGAGGACAAGATTACTGACGAATCAGCCGGGCCGTTTTGTGAGATGCTGACGAAACGGGGTCACACCGCAATGATCGAGCACGCAACGGTGAGTGTTCGGTTTATCGTGACGAGAGGATTCACCCACGAATTAGTCCGGCACCGGATTGCCAGCTACGCTCAAGAGAGTACGAGGTTCTGCGATTACAAGGATGGTCATGTGATGTTTATCATCACACCGAAAGTCGAAGAGCGGTTGAAGGAGTTTGCGTATTCGAGAATGGCCGAAGGCATCTGGGAGAGTCTCGATACGCGGGGTTGGCCTTCGGATGTTAGGCGATGGTACGATTACCGACTGGATGTTGAGAAACAGTACAAGTATCTCCGATCCCAAGGATGGAAACCAGAAGAGGCAAGGGATGAGTTGCCAATCGGGCTGAAGACGGAGATCGTAATTACAGCCAATCTGACGGAGTGGCTTCATATATTCAGTCTGAGGTGTAGCAAGGCCGCACACCCGCAAATGCGACAATTGATGCCTTTGGTGGAGAAGGATTTTCAAGAGGTTTTACCGGAAGTATTTGCTGGTTGAAGGAGAATTCGATGTCAAGCGTAATAGCAATTCTAGTTTCTGACATCCACTTGTCTGAGAAACCTCCCATCGCCAGATCGGATGAACCGGATTGGTTTGCAGCGATGGCTCGGCAATTAAACGAGCTGGAGGATCTGTCAGAGGGATATGATGTTCCAATCATCTGCGCTGGGGATGTGTTCGACAGAGCAAAGCCTTCACCTTGGTTGATAAATTTTGCTTTGGATAAACTTCCTGGAATGTACTCCGTAGCAGGGCAGCACGATTTGCCCAACCACCGCATGGAGGACATGGGTAAAAGCGCTTTCTGTACGATGGAGAAATCTCGAAAGATAAGATTTCTCAAAGGAGTAGATTTTGCCGAGGAGTTTAAGAAGAATGTCTATCTGTATGGATATTCTTGGGGAGAGAATCCACGGCCTTGTGTGATGGGAACTAGTCTAAACATATTGGTAATGCACAAATATGTTTGGCATGGGGAATCTCACTATCCAGGCGCGCCAAAAACAGCGAATGTGAGTGTCTGCAAAGATTTTTTCAAAGGCTATGATGCAGCTCTCGTGGGAGATAATCATCAGTCTTGGAAAACAAAGGTAGGTAACTGCACCGTCTACAATCCGGGTTCTTTCTTCCGCCGACGAACGACGGACATCGACCACCGGCCCCAGGTGGGATTGCTAAAAAGCGATGGGAAAGTGGAGATCCATTATCTGGACGTGTCTCAGGATATTCTCACGGTTACGGATACCGCTGCCCGGCAGGAGGAAGTAGAAACTCTGAAGATGGAGATGGGAAAGTTTATGGAAGGGCTGAAAGGACTCGGGGAAGCCGGGTTGGATTTTGTGGATGCCGTTGCGGATTACTGCGGACAGAAGGGAGTGAGAAGAGAAATTCGTTCTTTACTAGTCCAAGCAATGGAGGATAAAGGGTGACTATCAAACTTAATGATGACGATGTCATGCCGTTTGGGAAATACAAAGGACAGAGACTTGGAGAAATTGAGGATAGCTACTTTTTGTGGTTCTTAAAGCAAGAATGGAGTAGCAAGTTTCCTGATTTGGTTGAATACGCTCAATTAGTAGAGGAGGATGAGTGATGAGATATTGGGTTTTGATCTCCAGAAAGAAGGGCGGCAACTATAGGATTGGTCCGTTCAAAACCAGGGAGGAAGCTACTCGCATAATGTTCAACAATTCCAAACGTCCGAGTGTGCAGGAAGTTGAACTAATCGAGGAGGTTGTTGAGGAATTGAAGGAGGACCAGAATGACGCTTGAACTAAAAGAATTTGATCGTCTGAAAAAGGAAGCCGAGAACCTTCGTCGGCAAGCGGACAAGGCCCAAGGAGCTTTGGAACAGACTATGGCCATACTCAAGGAAGAGTACGAGTGCGATACCATAGAAGAAGCCAAAGAGTTGGCTGAACAGTATAGCGAGGAAGCCGACAAGCTCAAAGCCCGTTTCGAGAAAGCGGAGAAGGCTTTCAGGGAGAAGTGGGAAGATGTGCTAGATGGGAATTGGGAATAAGGAGGACGATGAGAATTTTTGCATCTGCCCGACGAGGAAGGGGAAAGAATGATAAGCGATTGGAAAACTGAAGTAGACCGTCTAGCTTTTCAGAGGGGGGTGGCTGAAGAGACTCTGAAGAGGGAAGAGGAGAATCTGAAGCGAGCCGCTGAATATCGGGAGGATGTCGAGGAGACTCAAATCATCGTCCAGACGGTTGCTCAGGCAGTTCAACAGCAGATCCATAATCGTGTAGCTGGTGTAGTCTCTCAGTGCTTAGAAGCTGTTTTCGACGATCCTTACGAATTTCAGATTGTTTTTGAACAGAAGCGGGGCAAGACCGAAGCCCGGTTAGTGTTCGTACGGGATGGTTTGGAAGTAGATCCCATGACGGCATCGGGTGGTGGGGTTGTTGACGTTGCGGCTTTCGCTCTCAGGCTCTCCTCGTTGCTTCTCCTGCGTCCCGCCGTAAGACGAGTGATTGTAGCGGACGAGCCTTTCCGCTTCGTCTCAGCCCAATACAGGGGCAGAATACGGGCAATGCTGGAAGGGCTCGCAGAAGACATGGGAATTCAATTCATAATCGTGACCCACATCGATGATCTCAAGATGGGGACGATTGTGGATTTGAGTCGGGCGGTGCCAGAATGACGAAGGAGTCGGCGCTGTCGTCTCTTCGTTTTCTCGTGGTGCTCACGGTCGTGCCGTCAGTGAATCGGGTAAGCCAGCAATAATGCTTACGTCCAGCCGATTCGGAAACCAGCCCTCCATCTACGACTAGCAAAGCTCTGTCCATAGCTTGGGCGGCGGTGATCTTTTCGTCGTATCTGATGATGATGGTTTTCATTGGTTTTTATTTCTCCACTTCTCGGCTTTTGATTTGAAGTTTTTTGACAAGGCGATTTCCGGTGGGTATCTCTTTAGCCGTTGCCGAACTCTTTCCCGACTAATTCCAAGCCACCGAGCCCAATCTGATATGCAACCGGATTTCTTGTTGAAAGTGTACCAAATTCCTGCTCGCCTAGCTTGCAGTTCTTGGAAAGTTATCCACTGAAAGTTTTCTGGCCCGTACTTTCGACTCTCATCGATTCTCGCGAGTACCTTATTTTCGGGAGGATGTCCTACGTCAGCGGCGAAGTTCAAATACGAATTTTTCCACCTCTTGCAAAGCTCATTGGGGTAGCGGAATTTCAATCCAGCCCACCTATAGTAAAACAGTGTTTTTGATTGTCCTCCACTTTTTCCCGGTTTCTTATATTTGTGAGCACACTCTTGGCAGTGGGTGCTTATTCCTCCTCGCAGATTTCCAGTGGTGTAGAGATTGTACGATCCGCAATCGCACAAACCAACCCACTTGGATTGGATTGAAGTACATGGTTGAGACTTTTTGGATCTCTTCCTGCCCGCGTAAGCTACGATTTTGAGATGCCCAAAAGTTTCTCCAATCAGGTTTTTGAAAACGGCGTGTGAGTTGAGGGGTTGGGCTTTTACAATTTTTCCCGTTAGCAGATTGTATTTACGAGGCATTTTTCTCTCTTTCACTATTGTTGATCACTTCTCCAAGATGGATTCGATTTGCTGGGACGGAAGGATTCTCGGGCTGACATTTTTCAACATATCTTGCAGCCGTACGGCGAGATAAGCCGGTTTTTTCCATGATTCTCTTGTAGGTCAGTCCCGATTTTCTCATGCGATAGACTACACGAGGATCCATTTTGGTTGTCCCAGGCTTTCTTCCTTTGTACTTTCCCTTCTTTTTGGCGATGGCGATTCCGGCAGCTTGTCGTTCTCTTCTGGTTTCCTGCTCCATTTCGGCGACGGCGAATAGCACGGAGGCGATGAGTTTCCCGCCCGCTCCTGAAAAATCCAGCTGTTGGGTGACGGAGACTACACGGATATTTTTTTCACACCAGTCACATAGGGTATTGATGCCGTCTTTCAGCGAACGTGAAAGACGATCCAACTTCCAGACGACGACTGTTTTGATCTGCCCGTTGAAGATCATTTGTTGCAATTTTTTCAGTTCAGGACGGTCGAGGTTGTCGCCCGTCTGCTTGTCGACGAAGAAGATCACATCCTTCCTCTTGTAGCAATTGCCTTTCAGCCACTTGACGATCTCGGAACGCTGCCCAGCAGCATTTTGAGAGCAAGTGCTGACGCGAATGTACACTGCTGTTGATGGGTTCATTTTAACTCCAGAGTCGTTTTTCTTTCTGCGCTGGTTAGTATGGTGGAAGATTTTTCAATACGCACTATGACAATAGAATCATCTTGTGGCATTGGTGGTTCTGCGAAACTCTTGAAGATGATTACAGATTGATCTTTGCATTCTTTCACGGTGGCCGAATCGAAAGCCCACACGGTAGCCGAGTTGTAAGCCTCTACGGTAGCCGAGTTGTAAGCCGTCACGGTAGCCGAGTTGTAAGCCCTTACGGTAGCCGAGTTGTAAGCCTCTACGGTAGCCGAGTTGTAAGCCTCTACGGTAGCCGAGTTGTAAGCCTCTACGGTAGCCGAGTTGTAAGCCTCTACGGTAGCCGAGCCGGAAGCCGTCACGGTAGCCGAATCAAAAGCCCACACGGTAGCCGAGCCGTAAGCCTCTACGGTAGCCGAGCCGCAAGCCGTCACGGTGGCCGAATCGCGAGCCCTCACGGTAGCCGAGCCGTAAGCCTTTACGGTAGCCGAGTTGCAAGCCGTCACGGTGGCCGAATCGCGAGCCCTCACGGTAGCCGAGCCGCAAGCCTCTACGGTAGCCGAGCCGCAAGCCCTCACGGTAGCCGAATCGTAAGCCGTCACGATGGTCGAGCCGGAAGCGTGTACGGTAGCCGAGTCGGAAGCCCATACGGTAGCCGAATCGTAAGCCGTCACGGTAGCCGAGCCGGAAGCGTGTACGGTAGCCGAGTCGGAAGCCGTCACGGTGACCGAGCCTACAGCGTATACCTCTCCTTCCTTAACCTCTCTTTTTCCTTCTCTGATGATTTTCTTCTCGGCCCAATCGACCAGCCCCAACCTGGTGCGGCGTTCGATGTCTCGTACGCCCGCCCAGTCTGGGAGGATGTCTTGATCGAGTTGAAAGTTCCACTCGTCAAGAGGTTTTGAGAAGTCTTTTTCGGGCGGCGTAATCTCCACGCGGACGATATTCGGACCCCGAACTCCGTCTGCGTTTAGAGAATGCTCGTCGATGATGTCTTCGTGAGAATCTGTTTTGACCGACCAAAAGATCTTATCTTTTGTCAGAACGAAAGAGGCTGGTTGACACATGTTCGGGGTTCTTTCTTTTTACTTTTGAAATTGAATTGGAGAGGGCTGATTCCAAAACGCACGATTGTTATCTGTAGATATTCCACGAGGAATGTAAAAGGTGCCCCGTTTGTATAGGTCCGGGGCACGACCTTAAAACCAAAATTCCGCGACGATTGGTTAATCATTCTATGCCGAAACAGCAATTCCCGCGAAGCTGTCGAGTAGTCCGTGCAACGCCATCGTTCGACGAGGCAGGTTTTCGGGCTTGACGACTTTCAGGGCTTCTGTGCAGGCATTGAAGTACCGCCAGAGGGTCTTGTCTCCGAACTCCTCGTGATCGGGTTCCCGCCACTGCTCGATGACCTTGGGCAAGTTCCGAGTGGAGATTGCTCGTACGTCGAGAGCTTGGATAGTCAGATCGTGGGCTTCTGCGTCAGTCAGTTCGTATTGCTTATACGCGGCGAACCTCATGTCTTGCCCTCTTCGGGCATCTCCGATTTTTCCTACGGCAGTAGCAATCAGTTGGGGCAAATCCCTTCCGATCCAACGAGTGTGCTTCCTGGCAATGACAATCTCGCCGCTGAAGCTCATGTTGTCACAAACGAAAACATGAGCACCAACCGACAAACCGGCGGGGAATACTTTGTCGTGGGAATTTCTTAGCCCCATCAGAGTACCGTAGTCGTCATGGTCATCACCATTTTCAAGCCGCATCAGCCCGAAGTAGCGAGCGCCATCGTAGGCTAGCCCGTGCTGCTCTTGGGTGACCTTGAGCCCAGTCTGAGTGATCGTATCCCGAACTCGATTCACGAGGTCGGCGTGCGGAATAGGGGTCCAAGACTTGGTAGATTCGGGGGTGGGAACCATTTCGATTTCCTCGAAGCTGGTTTCCTCGCCGCCACAGTGCAACAAAAGTCCTTCAAGAGCCATTGTGGATTCTCCTTAAAAAGGGAGGTTGGTTTGTGTTTCCTTGCCTTTGACACCAACTATTTTACCAAAAGTAAGATGGCTTGTCAACAGCACTTGAGAAAATTTTCAGTTGTTACGATTCTTGCTTGTGGAGACTACTGAAAGAATACTGCTTACTGATCCCTCGTAGTCTGAATGCACAGAAACCACGAGGGCTTCTCCTTCGTCACGGAACCAGTTTGATGGTACTATTACGACATCACCAACTTTTACGTCGTATTCACAGTGATAGGCATACGCATTACCACTTCCAGCAAACTTGACTTCGATCAATCCTGGTATTGCATTGGCAATTTTTTTGGCGGTTCTTTCTGCTTCTGCTTTTTCTTTGGCTGCTTTCTCGCAGGCTTTGCAACAATTTCCTACGCCCCGTACAAACCCTTCCAGATCTTCCCACAATGGGAATTGTTTTTTGCAGAAGGGGCATTCGTATCCTTCCTTCTCAGCATTGCGTCCGGCTAGGCACACGGATTTCTCCTCCCTAATGATAAGTGATTTCAAATCTGACAAGAGCCGTCTACAGAATTCTCCCTACCCGTGGGGATCCGCTCGACGGTTTCCCGGTGGACAATGCTGCCCTTCCGCATGACGATTTTGCAAAGGGATTTCTTCGGCCCATACCAGACTAGAGCCGGATGCGGTCTTCTGATGTGGGGTATTACCTCCATTCCTGCTCCAATGTTCCAACCCTTTTTACCTCGACGATGTGCCTTCTTCACGAACTTTGGATCCAGAGTCTTTTCAAACTTCTCCCGATCCTTCACCAACACGTCTGGGGAAATTAACTCGGCATCGTTTCCAATCAGGCAGAGGGTGCAGACAAGCCGCAGACAATCCATTTCTACGTCGGTAGGTAATTGCAAACCCACTGCCAGGGATTCCATGTCGGCTTCCAGGTCCAAGGTGCTTTCTACGCTTACTCCTTTTGCAGTGGGAAAGTTCCGGTAGGTATAAACCGGCAAACTTATGGTGGGTATATCAATGGGTTTCTGCCGTTCCCCCAGGTCCATCCAAATAGTGATCCCGCCTTGTCCCTGGAGGTTGCATCCAGAAATCAACAGACAACGAATCGATTCTTCCTTACCGTCTTGTTCCCAAGTGAATACGTTTTTGTTGGTGGGCAGGCGGATTTCCAGAACTTCCATAGGCAGCTTGATTAGCGCCGAGTCGATGTCCAATTTCAACCGAGTAAGCATCGGCACGATGGATGGGTAGACGTTGTAGTATGGACACCGATCCTGTATCCAAAGCTTCTCCGCAGTGCAACGGTTTGCCAAAGTGGGATCGTCCTTGGCGGCGGCGATGTTCCAAGCTTCGTCATAAAAACCCTCGGCGGTTTGGTGGGTTCCCAGCTTTTTGAAGATCGGGAACAACGGCTGGAATTTGTGGAAGTTCATTGGGTTCTACGATTTGTTTGAAGATAAATCAATAGAGGAAATCAGTAGGATTTCGATGGCTTCAAGATCCAAGCTGTTGATTAGAAAGGCTTGCAGATCCTTATTCCAACGAGTCTTTGTTTGCATAACTTCGAGCATGAACTTCAGTCGGTCCCGCACTAGCTCCAACCGCCTCTCGATGCTGGAGTTTTCGGCGGCGGCGACTTGTCCCTCCTCGTACGCGATTTGGATCAGTGGATTTTTGTTCAAAGCTTCTGGAATTTCCTTGGGGTCTTTGGGAATTTTGTATTGGAACGTGCTTTTCTTTTTGCCCATTGTTGGTACTTCCTTGTAGAGAATGATAAGGGACTCAGAAATTGAAGTAGAAGGGTTTTCAGTTTCAGGGGGACTCCCCCAGTTAGGCGTCGACGCCGAGCACTCTGATTGTCTCCGCTATGCCGTTCTGCTGCGCGTAGATTATCCACTCGTTCCACTCGGGCGATCCGTAGTCCAGTGCTTCCCAATACTCCTGGCCCGGCATGTCGCTAATACCGTTGGTGATTGCGTCATGAATGTCTTTAATTTTCAGGTCGCTCATAGTCTCGGTTCCTTTCCATTTCAGTTTACGGTTTTCGGTTGGGCACTTCCCCTCATGGTGTACGAGGTTGTCGTCCCACTCGCAATAGCCGTGCTTGATCAGCTTCAGGCAAATGACGTGCTCGGCTTGCGTGAGGTCTTCCCAACGAATTCCCGAGAGTTCATTTGCGATACTTTCCAGCAGTTCAAGAGGGGTCATCTGTTATGCCTTCCATGAAAAACGATCAGGTGGTATAAGTAGGCAGCAGATAGCACCATGATAGCCAGGCTGTTAAGTATTGAAGCAACATCCATTATTCGGTTTCCTTTTCACATCGAGCAGTAGAGTATCCACACCACGATTCCGATAGCGCACATCAGGACGGCCAGGTCCAGGGCGAGCTTCCAGCGGGGGTACGGGGGGCGATTCCGCCAGCGATCTTGGTTCTCTTCCCAGTCGAGTCTATCCTCTAATTCGTGCAGGTTCACGGCTTCTCCTTTCCGACATGGGCGCATACCGTGACAACGATCACGGCGACCACAATGGCGAGAACAATTTGTAGGTCTATGTTTTGTGTCTCCTTCGTGGTTACCAAGATGATCTGTAATAGAATTCGCCGGTCTCTTCGTCAAGCAACGGTTCCAGCATCTCGACGGTCTCGGTCAAATCTTGAAGGTAGTGTTCATCGTAATCCGTGCCGCCAAAGAAAAACCCTCCTTGCGTTGGCATGAGTTTGGCAGCAAGTCCCCCCTGAGCTACGACAGGCCCAGGGTGTGTATGCTGTTCAACGCGACCATCGGGGTGATAAGTCGCACCGTCCGCCACATCGCCCGTGACACATTCAACGCTGCGGATTACCTGTTTGCACAAATCTACCAATTCCCGTAATTGGTCTTGGTCTACATAGTATTCGCGGCAGTCGTCATTTCCAGATTGGACGTGATCTACAAACCATTTGTGGATGGCATTGGCCTTACGCCAGTAGGCCACTTCTTCGATGACGTGAGACACACGTTCTGGCTTGAATTCCGGGTGTGGCTTGCCACCCTTGGTTACGGTGACAGAGTGTGTCACCGCTTCCGATTGGTGGTCCCACCGTTTCACGTAAGTACGTTTCGAGAGGTACATATCAAGTCCCATGCCGTGTCTCCTTCGTGGTTAGTTAGTGAATCACTTTCCGCCCATTGTGAATCGTATCGAATAGTTCGGTGGTGCGGGCGGTTTCAGTCGTCGGAATTCAACTCGCCCGCATGTCTCACGGCCTCGTCACGGCGGCGTACTCCGTTCGCACGGTTCCGGTTTTGCCGCTCACGATAGCCCGCCCGGCGTCGTTGGTTAGGGGGGGTGGACTTCGTATTTTCTGCCACAGTCAATTATTTCGCTCATCGTTTCGTTTCTCCTAAATAAATGATAAGGGACTCACGAATTGAAGGGGGTAAACATATTTTCCAGGGAACTCCATCGGATGAGGGGTCCGCACTCGACGCGCCAATCGTCCTTCTCGCTCGCCCGAAGTATCCCGACTGAGCCAAGGTAGTGTTTCAGGATCGTTTCACTATCGATGCCAAGAGGTTTTTCGATGATGGCACAGATACGATTCCCGTTGAAGATCAGGGCAACTTCCATTATTCGGTTTCCTTCTCTAGTCGAGAGCGGTTGAAGATTACATCATCGTGGAATGGGGGCCAAGGCAAGACTCTTGTTGTTCCATCGACTAGCTTGAAGACGATCAGTCGAGAGAACTTCCTACGGTTGTACCTCTTCCGGATCTCCATCGGGATCTTGGCCCAATTGTAAGTGAATTGGTTGCCCGCCTCACGAACTTCTCGGATCATGTTCCAAGAAAGTCCATGTTCTTCCAACCACTCGTAGTAGGCGAGTATGGAAGTGAGACGGTTCATTTCTGAAAGCTTGCTTTGCAAGTTAGCTAGTTTGGAGTTCATTGCTGCTTTACAATTCTAGTCTTTGTGTTTACGTCAGCGCAGTAAACGTAGGGCATATTATCGTCTCCGCCTTCGTCTTGGAAATGGGAAAGAGTGTGCGAAATCGTAAGCGACACACACAGCCGCTACGATCACGGCGGCGATTTCTACTTGGTCCATCAATCGATCTCCTGATAGGGTCCGGGTTCCTCCGTTTCAGGCAGGCTGGCCCATTCTTTGGTGTGGTAGCTCAACCCACCATCCTTGATGAATTCTTCGGCACTTCCGTAGCCGTAATACTCGGCCATTCTATCAATTTCCCACCACTCGTCGCGGGTATACTCGGAAAGCTTCTTTTCCTCCTGCGCAGTACCCTTATCATCCAGCCACCAATCGTTGTAGGTGTCCACGTACTTGGCGGGCTTTTCCACAATGGGCATTGGGATGTCTTTGTAATCGTTCCAGAATTCTGCGAAAATCCTAGCTTGCCGTCGGGTGTCGTTGAGATTAGCCCAACAATGCTTGCTGTGCTCCTGGTAGTAGCCCGTGCCGATGTTGAAACCTACTACACCCAGGTGCTCCAGGTAGCAAATATCGGAGAAGGATCCCCAGCCAGCGTAGATCCCATAACGCTCTAGGGCGTCGATGTATTCGTGGTGTTCATAATCGTACATCACGAAGTCGGTCCCCTTGCGGTCAAATTCCACCATCCAATTGTAGTCTTTGACTTTGGGGAAATGCTGGGCGGTAGACTGCCCTACCTCTTCGCAGTCGGTGAGCAATACATCGACGTTGACGCCGATTTTGGGCAGCATGTAGAGAAGCACCCACACGCCCAGCCGGTCATCCAGCTGAGGGCAGAAGACGTAGGGGCCTTCCTTGGTGGGCTTGGATACCATCACGGCGTCGAGATGGGCAACGGCCAGCACGTCCGCACCGTTGTCTCGGTAGTACAAAGCGCCGGTTGGGTTCTGTAGTTCGCCCCCCCACTTGTTGGATTTGATAGGTTCTGTAAGACAGTCGTGTAGTTTCACGTTGGTAGTCCTTTGGTTTTGCAGGTGGTTGGCAATTTCCCCCAATGGGAGGAAATGATAAGGGGTGGTTGAATTCAATCAACCATTGTCAATTTTGCCGATAGCCCCTGTGTGCTACGGAAAATTTCAACTTCGTTTGTTCGATAGACAAGAACGTTTGAATCATCTTGTGGCTTTGGTGGTTTTGTTGAACTCTTGAAGACAATTACAGATTGATCTTTGCACTCTTTTACGGTAGCCGAGCCGCAAGCCGTCACGGTGGCCGAATCGCGAGCCCTCACGGTAGCCGAGCCGTAAGCCTGCACGGTAGCCGAATCGCGAGCCCTTACGGTAGCCGAGTCGAAAGCCCGCACGGTAGCCGAGTCGAAAGCCTTTACGGTAGCCGAGTCGAAAGCCCGCACGGTAGCCGAATCAAAAGCCCACACGGTAGCCGAGCCGTAAGCCCTCACGGTAGCCGAGCCGTAAGCCCGCACGGTAGCCGAGTCGAAAGCCCGCACGGTAGCCGAATCGCGAGCCCTCACGGTAGCCGAGCCGGAAGCCGTCACGGTAGCCGAGTTGCAAGCCCGCACGGTAGCCGAATCGCGAGCCGTCACGGTGGCCGAGCCGGAAGCCCTCACGGTAGCCGAGTTGCAAGCCGTCACGGTGGCCGAATCGCAAGCCGTCACGGTGGCCGAGTTGTGAGCCCGCACGATGGCCAAATCGCGAGCCCATACGGTAGCCGAATCGTAAGCCGTCACGGTAGCCGAGCCGGAAGCGTGTACGGTAGCCGAGTCGGAAGCCGTCACGGTGACCGAGCCTACAGCGTATACCTCTCCTTCCTTAACCTCTCTTTTTCCTTCTCTGATGATTTTCTTCTCGGCCCAATCGACCAGCCCCAACCTGGTGCGGCGTTCGATGTCTCGTACGCCCGCCCAGTCTGGGAGGATGTCTTGATCGAGTTGAAAGTTCCACTCGTCAAGAGGTTTTGAGAAGTCTTTTTCGGGCGGCGTAATCTCCACGCGGACGATATTCGGACCCCGAACTCCGTCTGCGTTCAGAGAATGCTCGTCGATGATGTCTTCGTGAGAATCTGTTTTGACCGACCAAAAGATCTTATCTTTTGTCAGAACGAAAGAGGCTGGTTGACACATTTTTTGGGTTCTCTCTTTTTTGGAGAAATGATAAGCGATTGACTCACCGGCGGCGGATGAAGCCGTCACGGCAGATCACCAGCATATCGACCAGCTTATCACCTTCTGCTCTGGGGAAGTTGGTAACCAGTTCACCAGAAGCCAAAGGGGGTCGGGATAGGTCTAGGTAGTGCTCCCAAACTCTGGCGGTGTCCCGTTCGCGCGTTGATGCTATCGGGCCGTCGTTGTCGGCCAGGGTCCAGATAGAGCCGTATTCGCCATCGATACGGGAAACGGCTAGGGTTGCGTATTGCATCTTGAAGCCTCTTAGGGTTGGTTCTGGCGGACGTGTGGGGCTCAGGCGTCGAGGGCGGTGGCGAAGTTCCGTTCCGGTTCGCACTTCGGGTACGGCTTGCCCTCGATCACGATTGTTTGGTAGGCCCTCTCCCAAGCTTCTTGGCGGTGGAACCGTCCCCAGCCGACTACTTTAGGACGTGGACCCATCTTGTACCTTTGCTCGATGCTGAAGGCGTGGGGGCTTTCGTGGCGGGTGAAGTTTACCATGCAATTCCGATAGTTCCCATCATTGAAAACGTGTTCCGTGAATTGCCAGCCTTTCGCGAGAATGGCGTTTTGCATTTCGGTAATGGTCATTTGTTGGGATTCTCCAGAAATGATAAGGGATACACAAAACGGTCAGCGGGTAGTCTTGACGACGATGTCTTCTTGTCCGTTGTCGGGGCTAATCCGTAGGGTTAGGTTTCCCTCCGTGTCAGCGGTTCCAGAAATTAGAACGACGCCCCGCCGGGTGCCGTCGTCCCGCATCATGATGGACATGTCGAATCCGCCGTCTTTCCGCCGGGGTCCGCCGGAAAGCATAGTTGAGCGCCCATCGATTTGACAGTTGATGTAAAAGTTGCGAGTAGCCATAGTTTTGAGTTCTCTCGTTTTGAAGGGTGTTTAGGTTCACGCCCTACCCTCGGGGTGCTGGGCGGACAATCGTTACTTCGGTAAAGCACGCAAATTTGTTGAATTGTTCCGTGAACATCGGTCTAGCTCCTCAATTCAGGTTAGGTGATTGTTGGTCCGGACGGTTCGGGGTCGTCGTCTTCGTCTTCGTAGAAATCTTCGGGATCGTTCACGTCGAATCCCCGACTTCTCAACTCGTTTGTTGTTCGCTTTGTCCCTTGCGATACCAACTATTTTACCATAGGTTGGGAAGCTTGTCAACAGCATTTGAAAAATTTTACTGCGAATAATTAGATCGACCAGACTTCGCGGAGGTCGTTCCTAGCAACACGGAAACCGGGCCGAGGAACGGCAGGGATTTCCACTTCGTACAACGTGGCGCTGCCGTGGGAGCCCTCTAGAAGCACGTAACCCGTTGCATCATCGGGAACCTCTTCCAGATCCGAGACTCGTAAAACTTCACCATCATAATAATCATCGTCGTAGAAAAGTTCTTCGGTTACCCAGAAACCGTAGTCGGCACCGTCGCCGGGATGGGAACCGAAGTAGCAGAAGGGCGGAGCGTGTTCGTTCAGCATGTCGAATAGATCTTCGTTTAGATCGTACATTGCATCGTCGGAATTGTAATAGCTTTCGGGTTCCGTTTCGATACGCCGCTCGATGTCGTCCAGCTTACCGTCTTCGTGTCCCAGCGACCGCAAAACGCAGACGAATCGGGGGATTAGATCCTCTACCTGCATCGTGGCGCTAGAAACCGATCCGAGTTCAGCCGTTTTGAATTTGTTGTCTGACATATTAGGTTCTCCGTGAGTGTTGGATTATCTATAATTTTCATCTTTGATGTTTCCGGCGGCGATCCAGACGATTCGCTCCCAGTTGTCCGAGTCGTTGGCTAGTTGATCGTCATCCCAAGCCCCATATTCTGCTAGCTCATCCCGCAAAGCTTCCGGGGTGCAATCGTCGGGACGGTCAATTTTCGGCGCCCATGCTTCCACATCGGGCCCGCAATCTCCCTGATGTGAGCAATCGTCAACGGCTTCTCGGGGCATTGTGATTTCAAATCTTTCAAACATTGAAGACAAATTCATGGTTTGTGTCCCTCGGTCAATTGTTTTGTTGTTTGTGATGGGTACTATTTTATACTTTTTCGGTTTGCTTGTCAACACTAGTTTTGCATGTTAATGATAAGTGATCGACAAAATGAAGTAGAGGGGTGCGCAAAATCGAGGGGACTCCCCCGCCCCGCACCGTCCCGGCGTCGGGTTGGGTTTCCTGGAAAAAATGATAAGTGACTAACAAAATGAAGTAGAGGGGTGCGCAGTTTCGAGGGGACTATACGTCCCCCTCCTGAGGTGGCAGACCCAATTCAGGGGGGCCTGGTCTAGGGGGAGGGGTGTTTGCTCACCCCCCGTGGGGTGTTTGCCCTATGCCCGTCAATTGGGCATAGTTGCGCTGTCGACCTTCGAGTGGCTCATCGTGGCCCAGGTCGCTGCCGAGAGGCCCGTCGACCTTCGAGTGGCTCATCGTGGCCCAGGTCGCTGCCGAGAGGCCCGTCGACCTTCGAGTGGCTCATCGTGGCCCAGGTCGCTGCCGAGAGGCCCGTCGACCTTCGAGTGGCTCATCGTGGCCC